TTGTATTTTCTGGTAAAAATTGAACTTTTTCAATTTGAGATTCTGGTGGAATTTTTATACCAACTTTTCCTAAAAACTTTTTAGTTGCAATTTCTTGTCTAATTGATCTGTATGCACCAATAGGTCCTTTAGGATCTTGGCTTATCTGTTCCCATGTTCTAACTTCTAATAGAGGTTCAATTTCTGTTGGTATCTCAATAATATAAAATTCTATATCTTTGCTATATCCAGCGTGAGCCAAATCAAAAATATCAATTACCTTACCTTTAGACAATCTATCACCACCAAGATGTATCCACGCATCTTCATTTAATTCATATTGTTTTTTTATTTTCATATCTCTCAGCACTATATTGCTAGTGCTATTAATCCTATATATGTTAAGTAGTGCATCAACTGATCTATTCCTAACCAAAACCAAAATGGTTCATCAGATGGTGTTAGGTTTCTGTTCTTGTTGATGTTCATTTTGGCCCAATCAATGTGATAGTGGACCACCCCGTCAATAAATGCCATCAATAACACTGATATAACGTCAGTAAAGACGGCATAAAAAACTAGACCAGTTAAAACAGCATGAACAAGAGAATGATATATACCCCACTTGGCTCCATAATTCCCTTTTTCCATTACCATGTTATTGGTCTGAAAAACAAAATCAGCTAGAAAATGTTTTAATACTAGAAGAGTAAAAAGAGTTAGAATTGTAGATTCCATAGAAGCCCCTGGGTTATGCCGTAATTTTACAACAATGTCAAGTCAAAGTCAACCTGGAAGCTCACCAGATTTTGCCAATTTAAGCATTAAGCTATAATGCTCGTAGGCTTTTTTGACTGCGGGGTATTTTTCCTTAAGATACTGCTCTTCTTCTTTTTGTTGCATCAAAGTTTCAAACATATTGTAATGACCCTTCTCTGCCATATTATTAAACACCTGCTGTTCAAATTTAGCAATTCTGTCTAATTCACTTTCAGCAATTTCCACTGTGTATAATGGTTCAGTTTCAAAAGTCATCCTATCAGATAGAAATTTATTGTAATCATTTGAAAAAGCAAACATTTCTATATTTGCTTTACTTAAACGATGAGCACGTTTATTGGTGTCAATAACTTTAACACCGTGCCTACCAATAAAATCCCTTACTTCTTTACTTGGATTCATCTTCGTCTTTTCTTTCTTCACACAATGCTTCTAACATCTTATAATGCTTGTATGCTTTTTGTAATGCTTCATATTGTTCTAATTTTTTAGGATCTGGAACAAGTATTGCTAATCTACGTTCTAATGTTTCCATCCACTCACTTAAATCTTTGCCTTTAACTTTGATGTTGCCTTTAAATTCAGCATCACCTTCAACGCTAATACCTGGATTGGTTGTTGTAGTAATATATGGAGTTGTGCTCCAAGTACCGTTAGAAATAGTGTAACTAGAACCTGATGTTGTACTTACTGGTAGTGAATATGTGTTGTAAGTTGAATTATAAGTTGACATGTCAATTGTACCAATTGAATCCCAACCTGTATTTAATGTTATTGTATCAACACTAGATCCGCCACTAATATGATCACTGCCTAAATCAATTGTTATATCTTTTATATCAAGATCTTTATCATCCATTTAACACCTCATTGTTGGTTAGATACTGTTTTAATTCAGTAAAGCCGCCAATGAGTTTTTCGTCTAAGAAGATTTGTGGAACCGAACGTGCTGTTGGAACTGATTCTAGTAAATCTTCCTTGGTGTAGCCATCACCAATTTTCTTTTCTGTGTATTCAATACCTTTTGATTTCAATAACGCCTTTGCTTGGTCGCAGTAAGGACAGTTATATTTGCTCCAAACGATTGCTTTCATTTTTATACCTTTATCTCTCTCGGTGTACCCACTACAGCACCTTTGCCATACTGAGCTTGCAATAATTTTTTAGCCATAGCTGAAGTGGTAGATTGTGTGATAGTTTTTATTTGTAACACACTACCGTTATCCTGTTTGACTCTTATTATTGCTTCAAACGATTTGATAATATCAGAGGCTCGTACCATTTGTTTTCCTTATTATAACGCAGGCAATGCGTTATAGTCAATGCCTTCACTCATAACACCAATTACATAATTGGTACTTTCACTTTCCTGTAAGGCAGTTTGTTTCTTGCTAGTGTCACTATGTTTGTTAAACCAAGGAATAGGAGTACTCTTTGGTGATGTATTCCAGTATTTAATGCCAATCTGTTTTAAAGCATCAGATGCTGTATAATCAACAAAGTCTTTTAAGATGTTAGCATTAAGACCAATCACAGGGCCCTTTTGGAAAAGGTAATCTGCCCAGGCTTTTTCTTCACGAATAACATCTCTATAAATCTGCAAAACTTGCTCTTGACATTCTTGTGCAATTTTGGAAAAACGCGGATCTTCTTTAACAACTTGATTAATCAAATAAGCAGTCCAACCTTTGTGTAATAGTTCGTCTTGCAGAATCAAGCTAATGATGTTTCCGTTACCAATAAAAATCTTATTCTCTACCATAGCAAGACTAGTAGCAAATGAAACCATAAAGCGGAATGCTTCTAATGCGTAACTCGCATGTAAAGCGAGCCAAATGGCCTTGATATGAACCTCTTCAGGTACCACTTCGCCAAGCTCTTTCCTGCTGTTGATGATATGCAACTCATCGTAATAACGTCCAATACTTGATGCCATATCGACAATTTCTTTAGTGTCATGGATTGTGTTGAATACTTCTTTGGGTACATTATATATGTTCCTAATGATGTGACTGTAACTACGACTATGAATGTTAGTTTCAAAAAATGTCCAGTTATAAACCAATGCTTCTAATTCTGGGAGAGAGACTACAGGGGCAAATACTTGGCTTGGTCCTCGACCTTGCAAACTATCTAGTGCTGTTTGACGCAAAAGGTTTGAAGTGAAGATATGCTTAACTGCTTCACTAGCATCTTTAAAATCGTTAGCATCTTTACTCAATGTAATTTCTTCCGGGACCCAAAAGAACCCACGTGCTGTTGTTTCAAAGTCTGCAATCTTTTTATACTTTACTTCTTCAAAACGCTGAATAGTAACTGGACCTGCTGGGTCTAGAAACATCTTGCGGTTTAGGTAGTCTGTCTTTGTGTTTAAGTTATATTGTTGTTTACTCATTGTTTATCCTGTTTTGTTAGTGTTGGATCATTCCAAATATTTCTATTATATACAACTGACTCTTTTAAAAGTCTCCAAGTTTTTTCTTGCGGTGTTTCAGTCCATTCAAAAAATAAACTATTCATTGGCGGTCTACCAGTTGACTCGTCATATAAATTACGATGAAGGATATATGACTTTAGCCATATTGTTTTCCCACTGGTCATTTTAGTAGGTAACCAAGCAAACTTAATATTTTCCACTAGCTAATACTATTTTACAAATATGCTCTAATCTTTCAATATGCTCGTAAGCACGCCATGGACTAGTATCAATTGCTACAACACCGTGACCTTTAATTCCTACGATATCATAGTCAATGTTGCCGTAGTGGTCTAACTTTAGATTTTCGTGGCAACGATCTGCAAGCTCTTGACTGATAGGGGGAACATCGCCTACATTTGGCGCAACCTTAGTATAACGACTTAGTTCTGGAAAACTATCAACAATGGTGCTCAAGTCAATGCCGGCGTGCATGGCAGCAACACAATATGTAGGATGCACATGTACAACAACCCTAACATCATTGCTGTGCTGACCCATGTTTTTTTGTAGGCCAAAGTGTAAAGGAATCTCGCCACTTGGTTTTAATGCACTACTGATTTCAGTATAAGGTTCGTCACGCCACATCAAACTACTAACAATCTTAATCTTCTTAAATTGATCAGGTTGTAGTGTTTGTTTACGTACACCGCTAGGTGTAATATAAAAGTGATCACGGTCGTGATGGCGGATACTGACATTACCATCACGACTAGTAATCCAGTTACGCTTGTAAGCGTCTACCATAATATCACATATCGTCTCTAGCATTTATATGATCCCAATTAATTATTTTCCATTGATTTTCTAAATATTTCTTTTTATCTGCTTGGTAATCCAATGCCCAGGCATGTTCCCACCAGTCTATTAATAATACAATATCTTTTTTGATTTCATGATTTTTAATAGTTTTTATTTTGCCACTTTTACTAAGATAGACCCAACCACTGCCTTGTATACTCATTGCTTCTTTTAAAAATTCATCTTTAAAATCATTAAAAGATTTAAAATGTTTGTTAATAAATTCTTCTATTTTACCAGTTGGAACATTTTTATTATTTGGTGATTGATATTGTTGAAACAATATATTGTGCAAAAATACACCAGCTTCATTAAAAAATGCATCGCCTTCTCTTTTATTATATCTTTCAGCGTAGGTCTTTGCTAATTTTTCATAATGATAATTTAACGTGTCTTCTGATATACAAGGATTTAGATCTTGTTTTTTATAAGGTAAAGGTTTAATAGATAGTTTATCACTCCTACCTTCTGTTATGAATCCTTTTATGAAGTCATAACTCATAGTTTACATGCCTCACAATCTTCGTCTAATTCTTCTTGATGATAGCCGTTAACATAAGTCCCTAGTGCAGGTGCTACTTCTTCTTGCACTTTACTTCCTGCTTTATTAATTAGACTGTAGTAGAATGTTTTCAATCCCCACATGTGTGCCTGCATTAAATTCTTAGCAATCAATGTAGTTGGAACTTTTCTATCTGGAAAGTGTGCAGGATTGTAGAATGTATTTGTACTAATACTTTGATCTACATAGGCTGCTAATACTGACGCAGTCTTTAGATAACCGTCACAGTCTTTCTGTTCCCACATTAACTGATACTTATTTTTTAATTTTTGATATTCAGGAACAACTTGTGTAAATGAGCCTGCTTTACTTTCTTTAGTTGAGATCAAGCTCATAGGCATTTCTATTCCATTAGTACTATTAATAACAACACTACTAGACTCAACTGGAGCAATAGCCATAAGAGTAGCATTTCGTACACCATGTTCTTTCATCTCCTTACGTAAGGTTTCCCAGTCAAGCTCAGGAGTAAAGTCTGCCAGTTCATTAACACCTTTAGAACGTGACTCCCATGGGAAAATGCCTTGGCCGTATCGGGTATGTGAGCTATGCTGACAAGCACCTCTTTCTTTGGCCAATTCAACAGTTGCTTCTGTTAGATAGAACGCTTGATGTTCCATCCAACTCTTAACTTCTTGTAGTGCATCTTTCTCACCGTACTTGTGTCCACGTTTAGCATGCCAATAGGCAAGATTAGTAACACCAATACCTAGAGGTTGGATTTCATCATTACTGAGTTTAGATTGTATTGATAAAAAGTCTTGGTAGTCCAATATATTGCAAAGGCTACGCTGAAGAATACGGCAAGCGCGACGCATGTCTTCCGGATTACGGAAAGCACCCCAGTTGATTGATCCCAACGTGCATAAAGCGATACGACCAGAATCGTCATCCAAACGTTTAAAGGGCTTAGTAGGTAGTAAAATTTCACAGCAAAGGTTACTCTGATAAATGGTATGATATTCAGGATCGAAAGGACCTTGATTCATCACGTTGTCAATAAACACTAGATAGATACGTCCAGTGTCAGTTCTTTCTTTTAGTATACCGCTTTTAAATACTTCCTCAGCACTCATAGTCTTCTTACGAAGGCCGGCTTGCTTCTCATATTTGACATATAATTCTTCAAATAACTTAGTATCCTTGTAGAAAGCCTCGTACAAATCAGGTACTTCATTAGGATCAAAGAAAGTAATATTTTCTTGATTTTTAAAACGACGCCAAAAGAACGCTGATAATACAACTCCGTAGTCCATGTGTCTAACGCGAGTTTCTTCAGTTCCTTGATTGTTCTTAAGGACAATAAGATCGTCAAACTGATGATGCCAAATAGGATAGAAAACTGTAGCAGATGCGTTTCTAATACCACCTTGACTGCAACTCCTTAAATCACCAAACCATTTCTTTAAAAATGGAATCATGCCAGTGTGCATGATTTCTCCACCTCTAATAGGACTACCTAGAGGACGTAAACGACCAATTTCTAAACCTATGCCAGCACGTTTACTAGCATACTTAGCCATCATTTCGCCACTAGCAAAAATGGAGTCAAGATCATCATCACTGCGAATGAGTACACAACTACTGAACTGCTTAGTGGGAGTGCCAAGCCCAGCAAGAACAGGAGTTGCGCGCTACCATGTAACGTATTTGTGGGGTCTCATAAATTTCTTTTGTAGCACGATTACGTACTAGATATTTTTCAATTAGTTGTTCAATAGCCGCATAAGAATATTCTTCATCCTTATCATGCTCCAACATATCATTCATTTTTTCCCAATCTTCTTCTGTGTACCACTGTAGAAGTTCTGGAGTATATAAACCAATATCTATATTTTTCTTAACTATTTCGTAGATGTGTGGGACTTGATAATCACCATACACATCTTTACGTAACATACTTAATCTTTGTTTTCCTGCAACATATTGATAGTTGGTGTGTCCAATGTCTGGGTTGTGTTCAATGTCAATTAAATCAACGATAGCCCTTAATGTGATCTCATCTATTTCTTTTGTTGTAATTCCGTTGTAGAAATGCGGCTGTGCTTTGATTTCAATCATTGACTGACTTACATCTGCTATCCCTGCACATACTTTAGCTACCTGTGCCTGCCACTTCTCTATCAGTAACGGTTCCTTGCTTCCATTTCTCTTTGTTACTGTGATGGTCATTCTATCGCCTCTGTCTTTATTAGATTTTTTATTTATGGTAAAGAAATTTCTCTACCAAGCAATTTTTACTTGTAGTCTGGCAATGGTGTTGCCGTTTGTAGCACTAACTCTTCCGGTAATTCTAACTCTTCTACCACTTCTCCGTATCGGTAGTTAAGTATTTTATTATCGATGCAACATGTATTATATACTGTTTTATTTGATGTGTCTAGATAGGTCCGTATCTCAATTTGACTTTCATTAAAACGCTTAGTTAATTTTAGCGTGTGCCCAATCATCAAATTGATGGTTAAATCATTATATTTTCCATCTTTGATGATTTGCCAAGGGTCGGGCCAAGTATCAACTCGATATGGGTCTAGATGTTTATTTACCAAAGGAGCCATAGACCAAAACTTGATTGTATCTTCAATTGGGCTATGGCTCTCTTCTAATTTATTTCTAAATTTTTTCCAAATGGTAAATTGTTTTTCGTAACTATTTTGAAACACTTATTTCCTATTATACAAACGCTCGATAGCTGTTAACTATAGTAACCTTATATGTGATTGATGCTTCACCGCCTGGACCTGTAGGATTAGAATATCTAACAATCAAAGTAGGACGATCCTCAACGCTTTCATCCAATGTTGTTGGATTTATCTTTACTGATGGAAGGTTACTCACTGTTGCATAAAATTGTACATTACCACCTATACCATTTCCAATTGTTTCTGTTATACCATAATATACAAAGTCATCATCAAGTGTTGGTTTAATTATTCCACTTGCCATGTCTGGGTGTACAGAAATAGTAAGTGTTCCTACTCTATAGAGATCGTTTGACGATTTTCTTATAACATAGTCTATGATTATTTTTGAAGATGACCAAGCAGGTGTCTTAAGTAAAATTTTTGGAGTTACAACAGGTGTACTATCCAATAATGCCAACGATCTTGAAGGATATGAAACATTGTTTATTCCTAAAACATCTGGCAAGTAAGCGACTAATCTACTTGGTGAACTAGTTTTGTTTGAATCAATATCAATTATAGAGATATTTCTTTGAAAATAATCACCGTTACTATAACTATTTGAAATTCCAAAATCTATAACTGGAGTAGTTGGCTGACTTTGTTCAGCACTATTATTTCCTACATCATAAAATTTATTATTCAAACTTCTATGTCCGCTACTTGAAGAATTATTGAAAACTTTAAAAGCTTCTGCATCAACTTTATCAAAAGTACAATTTTCTACAACATAGTCCTGTGGACCAAAATTTTGACCAACAGTGTTAGTACTAGTTTTTGCTAAGGTCAAGCCTCTAAATAAATTAATAAATGAGCACTGATTAAAAGTCAATTTATTTGAATCATAATCACAATAGATAGCATGAGCAATTTTTGTAAACTTACAGTCAGTGAAAAGAACATTGTCAGTGGTCACTGCGCCAAGTCCTCTTATTAGGATAGCACTACTAGAGCCAGCAATAACAGGACTTATTTCTTCTCCGTCACCATTTTCCCATGTGCCAACAAACTTACATTTGTTAAAATGACTATCTCTTAGACAATCAATAAATGCAATAGGGGTTTGATTGGATATTGCAGGATCACGTTGTAGTGTTACTCCCTCAACATATACATTGCTAGGAGCATTATCACTATTCATAAATTCAAACTTTTGATATGTACCAGGAGTACTTGATGTAGCCACAGTTTGAAATATTGGTTGAGAAGGAGCTATCTGATATATGATTGTGTTATCAGGACCATCACCAATTAAATTAAGATTAGATGGCACATAAAGAGCTGAACTAATTTTATAAATGCCTGCTGGAATTCTCAATTTAATATGACTTCTAGCTGAAGTTTTATTAATAGAATTTAGATATAACTGATCTATTGCACGTTGTAATGCGGCAGTGTCGTCAGTACCAATGCCGTTAGAAAAATCGCCTTGAGCACCAAAATCTCTAACACTTGCGATGTCATCTAGTTTTTGTTGTAGACTTCTACTATATGGTGCATTACTATCAACACCTGTTTGAAGAACACCATCAGAATAGGTATATGCGCCTAGAAGACCAAATATATTACTGCGTTCAGTAAGTATTTCTGTATTACCAACAAATGGAGAGCCTTCGCTAACGGAACCATTTCCAATATAAAGTTGTTGGGTATCTACAGCCCAACCAAATTCTCCACCACTTAACTGCGGTAAATTAGTTTGATTCTTTCTGCCCCTACGGACTTGAATTTTTGATATTTGCACAACGGCCATAGTAAGATATCCTTTAATTAAAGATATTTATCTGCTTAGCCTTGATGATAGTTCTTGTAGTAGTCCTCAACTTTATTAAGCCAAAGATCTTCATATCTTGCAAAATCTTGGGGCAAAAGATCAAATTGTTGATAGGTTTCTCCGCCTATTTTAACAGGATCATCGCCTCTACTGCACATGAATACTACACCCCTACGAATGTTAGTTCCATATACTTCGTTGTGTGCCAATATATATGCTGTTAATTGTAAAAAATAATCTTCTACCCATTCGCGCTTTTTGGGTTTATTAGTTTGCTTATGATCCATTACAGCTGGTTCACCATCGTAAACACCAACTAAGTCTGTAGTTCCAGAATACAACCCTGGAAAATAAAGACTTTGTTCCATAGCCCAAACTTCATTTACTTTGCTCAAACCATTGTTAATGATTTGATCCGCCATGGCATTTGCTTTAACATGTACTGGATTATTGCCGGGCATACGTTCAACACCAGCTAAAAATCTTTCAATGTTAGAGTGCATGGCAGTACCAACACCACTAGCTTCTTTAGTTATTTGTTTTGCATTTTCTTCACCAACACGTTTACGCCATTCATTCAAATGCGTCATATCCTTGGTAGCTCCAAGAATTGTTGTTACGCTTGGTGTAGTATCTCCGTCTGGAGTTTGATATACTCTTTTTCCATTTAAATTAATTTGAACACAATTTTTATACTGTATTCTTTCAATAAAAGGTGGAGGCTGTATTATTGTTATATTATCCATATAACCATTATAAATGATTTAGGTTAATTTGTCAAGCCAGCTTGAGCGGCTGAGCTTGCGGCTTGTTGTGTTGTTTTGGATATACCTTGATCAGTCTTTTCAAGGTCTGGTTGGTCTGGTAAAGTTTCTTTTGGAGGTTCTTTACTGGTGTTTAGAGTAACACTACTACCATCATAATTTCTAATTAGCTGCCTTAGAGCTGGACTTTTTTCAACTGCCTGATCAATGATGTTACGATTCACAGAACCGTAACTACCAGATCTTTGTAATAATTGACTTAGTGCTTCATAACTGATTTTTGCTACACTATCTTCTTTGTCGTACTTGTTTAAAGATAGTTGTAGCAAATTTTCTAAATCACCAATGAAGTCTTCGCCTTGATCAAATTCACGTAATAGCATTAGCGAGACAATTTAAACATTAAACTATTGCCTTCTGTGATAGATGGCATACGGAACTGACGGCTTTCACGCTTTTCACGGCCAGCAACTTCATCACCACCTGCGGCTGCATCACTTGCTCCAAATTCATCAGCACCAACGTCTGCTTCTAAATCATTTGCAAATTCGTCACCTGTAGGTTCTGCCATATCTGCGGCAGGCTCTGCACCAATTGTTTCTGGATTACCTTCACCAGTTAAAACATTAACACCTGCTTCAACGGCTGAACGTGTAGTTTGTAAATGATCCATTGCGGCCTGTAGTGCAGGAGTAACAATAGCGCCAAACTCCTCAGCGGCTTGATCACCTAATGTATCTTTAATATCATCAGCAAGTGCAACCATTGTTTTAGTCATCATAGAACCAACATCTTCTAACATGTTCTTGATTTTGTTCTGCATGTCAATTGCGGCTTGCACCACACCTGCTTGCTTTGGATCAACTGCTTCAGCAATAGCAGATGCACGTTCTTCTAAATGTTGATTGATAACATCTAAAATCATTCGATCACGATTGTAGTTTTCGTTTTCAACGTTTTCGTTGAAACGTCCTGTACTTTCCTGCTGACTTAGTTTAGTACGAATCTTGTTACGGAAATCCTCTAACTGCTCAGTAGTGTATTTGTCCAAATTGATCTTGGATCCATATCTTTTAGTGAAGCTTTCGCTTAAAAACTTAGCTGTCACTGGCTTGTTAAAATCTGTAGTTTTCATAGGGGTGTCCTAAATTTATTATGAGTATTTATTAGATTTCTCAATGCTTCTTAGGGAGTTGAGTAACCTTGAATACGAAATGTTCAAAGAATCCATGTGGTTTTTATGTTTAAGTCTAGATTCTGTTAGTCTTATGTGATAGTGCTGTATACCAAACAAGTCTTTCTTTTTCAAAGAACTAGTAAAACGCTGTTCAAACAATGTTTTATCAAAGTCTGCAACGCCTGCATATCTGTCATCAGATAGCCATTCGTTCTTAACAGTTCTTCCAGAAGCCAGTGCATTAGCTATAAGCACGGCTGTTTGCAAATAATACAAATTAGAGTATACTTTTTCCTCAAACTTATTATACACTGTATAACCAGTATTTTCAAGTACAATTTCGTAATTCTCTAATTTAATTCCACGATCAGTTTTCATTGGAACAATGATTCCTTGAGAACGTAGGTTTTCTTTAACTTTATTTTTTAAAGTTTGAAGTTTTTGTATTAGAGCACGTTCTTCTTTAATCATTGCTGTTTCTTTGCTTGTTCGTATTGTTGTACTGCTAGAGCTGCCTGAGCTTGTTGCTCTTCAGCATCATCCATTGCAACGGCTGTTTGTGCTGCCTGCTGACTTGCCCCTGCTACGGCCTGTGCTATTTGAGGAAGAGCCATAGCAATGGCTGTTCCTGGATCTGGTGGCGGAGCAACTCCTGGAACCAACGGCAAAGCCTTTTTAATCTTAGTTCCAATAGGCCTGTCCGCTAAACGATTAGCATGTACTAGTTTTTCTGATATTATTTCGTGCCAACGCATATTTAAAACTTCATTAAAATTACGATAATAGTACTTATGACACCAGCAACAACTGTACCTGCTGTGCCAATCATAACTTTAGTCATGCTATGCTGGCTATCCTGTATAGTTTGAGCTAAACTGCTTACCTTGGTTTCGATACTACTTAGACGCTTTTCTAGCGAATCGTATCGAGATGCACATAATTCTACATGCAACTCTAAATTATCCTTCTCCAGCTCTTTTGTAGACATCGACGCTCTCCAAATTATTAGTATTATTTATTTGACAATGCTCACAAAAGTATTGGGGTGATTGCCTTTTGTTGTAATAATTGCCTGTTTTTGCTGTTTTACTTCATCTAAACCAGTCAAAATAGGCACTTGATGCAGGTCTTCTTTGAGTAATCCCAAAGGATCAACATCTGTAGCATACACAGCATCTCTATCTGTTTCCACCACCATGGTCCAACGATCTTTATCAAATTTTGGGGGATCTACTATTGTAAAGTTTGATCTCAGTCCTAAGACTTGATGAAACGTCATGTAATTTTTAAATTGATTAAACTGTTTTTCTGTACCGTGCTCTTGACGTTTTACACCTGTATCAGTTATGTCAATTGTCGTGCTAATCTGAATTCTTTCCATGTGTATATTTAACGGCCAAAAAGAAAGGGCCCTTATAAAAAGAGCCCTTCTATTAGCTTACGTTAAAATTAAGCTGGGTTCTGATCAAAATCAGCTACTAGTGCCATTGTTGTATTAGCTTGACCGCGATATGTAGCACCTGGTGTTAATACACCAGTACCTTGTACAGCGACATAAACTGTGTCAGTTACACCAGCTTCAAAAGCTGTGATACCTGCTACTGTCACTGCGTCATCTACTCCTTTTGTGCCACCTGCTGTTAACAATTGAATCATTTCGTTCAATTCAGCTTGTGTCATATCTGTGTTTGCTAAACTAATGATGCGAGTACGTGGGCCTAGACCGTTACCTGCTTTAACTGCGTAATTAACTGCTGTAATTCCTGCTGACATAATTTTTCTCCTTAATCGTATGTCACATACCACGCTCCGTGGTTTGTTACTATTATTTATAAAGCTAAGGAAAAATCAGGGGAAATAGGGATTATTTGGGATCTTTTGCATTGCCCTCAATAATTTTGAGAGTTCTAGCGGTTTCTTTACTGTCGCGAATTTTACGTATACCACGTGTGAACTTGCTGGGGTCAGCACTGCGTATACTATTAATAAAACGCTTTTCTAATTCAAATGCAGTTTCAGGATCAAACTGCTCTTTAATTAGAGATATTAAATTTACTGCTGAGTCAATTATATGGTTTGCACGACTCTCAATGACACTTTCTGTATGTTTCTTAGCGGCAAACTCATTTAATTCTTCTAGCAGACTCTTCGTCGAACGTTTCATTAATTATTTCCCTTTAAAATATTTAACCGTTTTTGTAGTATAGCAGTTTTTTTGTAAGAAATCTAGCCAGTACCTTATTGTGCGATGCCACATGTACTTTACTAAATACTCAGTAGAAACACTGAGTTACTACACACATTATATACACACGGAGAATAATAATGAAAACAGTATCACAAAAGATGCTAGTCATCTTAGAACGTTTGGCAGAAATGTTTCCAGACAGCTCATATCAATCACGCTTGGATTATTATCTAAGTACTAAAGGCATTACCGATGCCGCACAACTCGAAAAATACATCAACGAGTTTAACTATTCTCACAAGGAACAATATCTATGAAAATGATCATTAATTATATTTGGTCCGTAATGGATTCATTTGGTCGAGCTCGTGCCGCTAGTTACTTTGCTCGTATTGGCGATTACGAATCAGCTAGACGTGTAATGGCCGAATAAGTTTTAAAGTAAATAAGCCATGCAGTTGGTTTATATACATGGTGCTAATGCTACCAGTGAAAGTTTTAATTACATCAAAAGTAAGTTGGGCTCTGGCATCAATATAGATTATGACAGTCGAAATGGATTTGAAAATAATCTAAATGATATGATTAAACAGCTATCTGGTGTCAAGGACATAGCATTTGTAGCACACAGTTTGGGCGGTATCTATAGTTTACACATTGCCAATACTTTGCCAAAACAAGTATTGGGTGCAGTAACATTAAGCACTCCTTACGGTGGGGCTGAAGTAGCTGATTATGCTCAATACTTTTTACCGTTTAGTAGATTGATGCGTGATATTGGTCCCAGCAGTTGGGCTATGAAACAGGCTAATAAAATTAAAATACAACATCCATGGACTAATATTGTTACCGTAAAGGGGCAGAGTCCATTTATGTTGGCGCATAACGACGGTGTTGTAACCATTGCCAGTCAAAAATATCATGAAGATATGGAATTAGTAGAAGTAGGGTATAATCACTACGAAGTAGTTCTTAGTGATGAAGTGGTAGAGATTATTAAGGAACGAGTAAAAAAGTTCAAGAAATAAGTTGCTTTTAAGTAACTAGGCATATATAATAGTACACATACACGGGAGACACTATGTTTATCACACCAGAACAAGTAATCAAAACAATTCAAGACGCCAAGCGCACCGCTGTCAACACAGTTGTGTTTAACGACACTGTCAAACAAAGCCTACATGCTTATATTGACGCACAAGAACAATACGCCAAAGAAATAACAAAATTATCTTTTGACATTACTACTGCGATGTTGAAAGTTCCGTTTGCATTTGCAAACAAATAAGCAGTAAAGACATACACACATAAAGGAGAAAAATATGTCAGATTTTACACCAAAACTACCAGAAGTTAAATTTAACAAGAACGGTTATGAAATCCGTACAGACATCCTAAAGATGGCTAAGGATCTAATCAGCGATGACTTCCATGTCAAATTTTCAGGTTGGGAAATGACTGCGAAACGTGACGAGAAGACTGGTCAGATTGTAACCACAGTTGGCATGCCAGAGCATCCAGGCCTTGAAAAAGTTCTTGAGACTGCTGAAAAAATGTACGCATTTGTTAACAGCGGCGCAAAGAAATAATTAAAAACTAGCATAGCTATCAAGTAGGTTGATACTATAAAAACACAAAAGCCACCCTAGGGTGGCTTTTTGTTTGAATACTAAATTAATTATTGGTTGTCAAGTGTAACTGTAGTATTCAATACGGCTGATCCAAATGTCCACTTAGCAGTTGCGCCACTAGCGAACTGTGCGCCAGCAGAACTGGTACCACCCCAAACGTTTGCGGCTGGAACCAATGTACACTTACGATTACTAATCTTTGTAACAAAATATGTACCGCCTGCGCTGTCAGTTGCTCTAATGCTCATTTGTCCATCAGCTAGATTTTCAGTAGCAACAAGTTTTAAAATTGCTGTGCCATCTGCTGTCTGTACTTTGAAACGACGTGAGCCTACTTGCTTAATAACATCTCCAGCTGTGTTATCACTACCGCCAGGAATTTGTGCTTCACACATCAACCCATTTTGACGAGCAGTACCACTAGATGTTAAAGTAGCAACAGGGGTAGCACTTCCAGATCCTCCTGCAACACTACCGTTGAAAGTAATAGTTGGAGCACTTGTGTAACCAGAACCTGCTGATACAACTTCCACTGTATAAGCAGTTGCGCCAGTAACTATAACTCTTAGTACTGGTTTAGCTCCGCCTGCAACGTTAGGAGCACCAATTTGTGCCGCTGGAATTGGATATGTACCGTTTACTAGATCAGCCAATGTGCCAGCTGGAGCTGTTACGCTGGCGATGCTTTCTCCGCCTACGTTTGCTGTGCCAAAATCTTGATAGTTAGTATTGGCAAAATATTTTTTGTTTAATGGACGTCCCATTTGTTTTCTCCTTATGTTGACGTTCTAGGTCATACGCTGTGGGTACAGCATAAACTTGCCCTATGCAAGCTGACTGTATATTTACCTAACTTTGGCTAATTTTAAAAAGGATAATATGCGTATATAAATCCAACCTATATCTAGCTCAAACCAACGTTGTTTGAACTTGGCATTGGCACCATCTGCGTGATGATTATTATGTAGTTCTTCTCCGCCAATCCAAATAGCCCAAGGTATTAAATTGCGACTAGTATCTTTAGTATCAGTGTTACGATACCCAACCCAGTGTGCTAGACCGTTAATAACGCCTGCGGCCCAAAATGGAATCCATAACATCTGAATACCCCAAATGACTAGTCCCCACCCACCAAAAAGAACAAGGTTTATAACCAAAAGTATCATTATGCCTAAACGACTATGTGGGGTATATATGGCTTTTTCAATCCAATCATTTGGGGTTCCAACTCCTAGCTTTTCCACCATCTCTACATCTTTACTGGCTTTGTGATACAATCCTGCGCCACCAAATAATACACGCCAAATACCGTATACTTGTGGACTATGTGGATCTAATTCAGTATCACTGGCTTGATGATGTTTTCGGTGAATAGCAACCCATTGCTTAGTAACCATACCTGTTGTTAGCCATAACCAAAAACGCATGAAATGGTTAACTGCTGGATGGAATGTTACTGCTTTGTGTGTTTGTCCTCTATGCAAATATAGGGTAACACACGCTATAGTGATTTGTACCATCACCAAGGTATAGATAATTTCTAACATAGAAGTATTTACTTCTGAGTTAGCTGATTAACAAATTCTAATAAGAGCTCGTGATGACGTTTTTCGTGCCAATGCTTGGGCATCCAGGAATGATAATCATACCAAAACTTCTCACTTTCTGGATGGCATCCTATTAAACCTATACGATTTTGTATAATTGCCATGGGATCACCGTTAGCATAGGTAGCAATAGTTTCAAATTTATTGTTATTACCAACTAAGGCGCAACCATCATAAAAAAACATCCTTTCAGGATGCCCGTTCCATACAACATCTATTGCTTTAGCATGTGGACGACGTGTATCTGTATTTGGTCTAGTAATGTATTGTACAGCATCCACTTCATCTAAAATATCAAAGTAATAACTACCAGCCCAGTAAGCACCCATACAAATTCCAAGATAGTATCCGCCCCTACCAACAAAATTTAATATCTTTTGTTTGTTGGCTTTTAAAAGTCTATGCCAAGTTTCGCTATCGCCTTCACCTCCAGGAAAAGCTACTATATCTACATCATCAAAAAATACGTCCTCAACTTCTCTGAATCCAAAGATTTTAAAGTTGTAGTGTTGACCCAACGCCTGTATTATACCATTGCCACATTGTACTGAGCATTTGGGGTCATGCAAAAATAATGCGATTGTAGGTTTCATTTTAATTAAAAATGCTCACTTAGAACGCCATTCCGGGGCACGACTCCCATAACGTTCTGCCCAGCAGCCGGGCACACCTATGTAACGATAACGTCCTAAGGTAGGTGTTTATACGCTAAAACTACTTCCACATCCACAAGTAGTTTGTGCGTTTGGATTCCTTATTACAAATTGACTTCCGTCTAGGTCATCTTTGTAATCAATTTCAGCGCCTTGAAGATATTGCATACTCATACTGTCAATTAACAATTTATAGTTGTTATTCAACGGAATTTCAAAATCGTCTTCGTTTTGTTCCTCATCAAACGTAAAACCATAACTAAAACCACTGCAACCCCCGCCTTGTACAAATGTACGTAATGCTAGGTTGGGATTATTTTCTTCTGCTAGTAAATCTAAAACTTTTGTTTTTGCTGACTCTGTAATGTTAATCATAATATATTCCTGCTAGTCCGCAGCCAAATCTTGCCAAACCTTCAATCAAATCTTCAATGAGGACTGTAAGGATTTCGCGGGCGGTCATAACCATCCTCCTCTGGGTAAACTGGATATTCGTTTGGGTTCATTAATTACACCAACTTTGTTTTGCTTCACCAAAGTATTCTCGAGCAAAGCCGTTACGTATTAGTTCTGCACGTAGACTTTGACCGTCTAAAATCATATCACCTAGTACACGACCGCCAAATTTATCCCATCCATAAAGAACAACTTGACGTTTGAGTGATTTAGCCACAGCATTTTTAGTAAAAGCAGTTGCGGCCTGTCCTCGCTGATCTTCACTGGGACACTGTGCTCTATGTCCTTTTTCAGGCGTATCTACCCCGTAGACTCTAACTGCTAATTCTGGTTTAAGTGGGGCGGGAAGAAATGGCGCACTAATTACCACAGTGTCTCCGTCATTAACACGTATGATTTGTGCATCGTATATGACCCCTTGTGGGGTTTTTTGTGCCAGTGCCAAAGTTGGCACTAATAATAATATTGCTAACAATTTTTTCATAATTGACCCTAAAATTAACTCTTGTATTTATATTGTCTTTTCTGTGTATTCTGCTCTTTGCCAATTTAACAAATACTGTGCTTTCCAGTGATTCTGATCAAATCCTTTTAAATTCTCCCATTGATCTCGTTGTTGCCAAATCCTTTTGGCTGCATCAATCCAATCAGTGTGTCTTACAGTCCATTCAAAATCCACCATACGATTTTTGAAATATTCATAATCACAATGATCATACTCTATATGTAGCACTTCATAGACTGTGCCGTCTTCTGCGACAGAATCTAGCGCAAAATCAAAACCCCATTTGCGTTTTGTTTTTAATAACAAGTCAACTTGTGGAAAATGGGGTTTCAGTTCAAATAATTGCTTGGCAGCATCCTGATCATAGTCACACCTGCATAAAAATATACTGTGATCTAAAATTAAGGGAATATTTGAATATTCTAATTCAAACCAAGGTTCCTGCCAACAGTGATGATTTAATATAGGATAGTTGATGGGATAGTCCATAGCTGAATAAAACTTTTGTTCAGCTAAATTTAATTCAAATCCGTCCTTGTCATAATATTGAAAATCTAATGGTTCTAATATTTCAACACTCTTTGTACAACTTGGATTTGACATCAGTGATACATCAAATCTACGAAACATTATGGCGTCTAACTTTCTATTTTAATCAAAGTTTCCTAACATGCGTTTTTGTTCAATGTCATTTTTTCTAGCGTAATCATCAATGGCCAATGCTAATTGAAAATCTAATATGGTCAAACCTTCGACATCAAATGTAGTTGTTTCTACAGTGACCTCAGCAACATCTTGTGTGACTTTGGCAAAATGATCTAATTTTTCAGATAGGTCATTAATATGTTCAATGAACTCTTCAGCTTGTCTATGATCCTGTGCCACATATTGAGCTTTAAGTATGCGATGATCTAACATTTCCCAATCAGGTAAAAATTTAGACTTTAAATCGTTCAATGATTCCTTATTAGGGATGAACTCTTCTAGACTATTAGATCTAAATTTACCTTCTATAATATCAATCCATTGTCTCATTGTGTTCTGTCCTTGTTGTCTATGGCCCCACCTGTAACCCAGGCTGTACAGCTACGATCACCAGCACATTTAAAATGTAAAAAGTTACAGTAGCCTAGATCAGCTTTATGTATCGTTGCCATAGCGTCTGTTTCTTTACTGTCACCTTTGATTCCATCTTCAATACACTGCCACATCTTATCACTGACATCAAAAGCCGCACAGTTGCCACACTTCATTGTACGAGCAGTTTTTTCTGTAATACCCCAACGTTTGGCAGCATCCTTCCAATATGACTCTGATTCGTCTGGATTAGCAGGCCCATAGTAATATTCGTCTATGGCTTTCTGACGATTCTTTAAGTTGACATCTAGATCATGTGTAGCAATAGGACAGCCTTTGTTGGCCGCTTCTAAAATAGTTATATATTTTCTCATCATAGTTCATCCCATCCTATAGCCCAGCATTGTTGAGTTGAGTTAGTAGTTGTAGTTACAGCAATAAGAAACTCGTAATTTACACCTGTGAATGTGTTACGTTCTAACTGAAACTTAAAAGGAAATCCAGCCAGTGATGGTGCTATACTAGCCTGATTAGTGGCTATAACATACCCTTCATCAATCAGCCTACCGTTAGTATAACTAGTGGGTGTTAGGTTGTATTCTACTGAAGATGTTGTGCCAGTGTCTTGCCATTCGCCGCCAGTGGTGATAGCCTGCTGTATAATAAAATATTGATAATTGGCTCCAGTTAATGGAGCAAAACTAAAATTAGTAGGCACTACTATAGCGTTATTTCTTCCTGCTTTGAGTCTTATACTGATCATAGGGACAGCAGTGTTGACCTGTGCTTGGTTAGTAGTTCTTGGTGCGGTTATGTTATGGCCAATAACTCTGGGGCGACCTATGAGTTCATAGCCGCCTTCTGATATCACAGATTGGCAGATAAATTTTAGTGTGTCGCTGACGCCTGTAGCACTGGTATTTTCTATCTCATAGCGAATGGGCAGTCGTGCTGTACCCATATAGGTTGTAGTTATGCCAGCGTTGTTAGCATGATCCCATCTATGGCAGGGTATAAACTGTCCGTTTATTACAAAGCCCATAGTCACTGATCCTACACCTAACCATTCTAAGTTGATATAAAGTATCTGTGATGTGGCTAGATCTAATACAATCTTATCTGCATCTGTGCCGTCTAATTTACTGATGTTCCAATCTTCTTTGGCAATGCGTGTGGTTTGTAAACTACCGCTAGAACTACTTCTTCGTACAAAGTAAACATTTGTGCCATCTTGTTCTAGATAGAAACCATTTTCAGTATCAAAGTATCCCACACGCTGTCTCAGTCCTGCGCGGGACTGTGCCATACAGAATGTTTCTAATACTAATAAACTCTTACCTGGTTGGTAAGCAAACGCTCTTGTACTTTCTCTATAGACCTTGCTTCCATTAGAACCATCCACAGTCATTGCTAACGCACTCGAGTCAGAGTTGTGTTGTGTAGTTCCGCCACTGGCTGTAAAATTAACAAAACCGTCGACGTTGTCATAGTACTTGCTGGAGTTGTCAAATAAGGTAAACGGTTCGCTGGTACGAAAGCGACCAAATGCATCAGTGGCTGTAGGACCTAAAGTGGTTCTAAGTATTGGTCTGCCTAAAACATCATACTGCATAGCATGATGCAAGTCGCTTAGGTTAGGTTCCCAAGGATGTACATAATTGGTACTATTAGGATGTAATATTGGCATATTAAGGAGTTGTGTTCCAAGGACGACCTGGTTGTAAACCGCCTACGTTAGGATTATCAACTACAGCGTTATCATCGTATTGTGTTGGCAACTCCGTTATATCATAAGTTGCTCTAGGGTTTCCATCTGCGGCTCTATCTATTGCCGCTTGATCCAATTTAGCTTTTTGTCGCAACTCTCTAGTTGCTAATTGTGCAATTCCATTAGCTGACATGTTGTGTTCCTGGATACATTGAAATACTATCTGTCCTAATATCTGCAGGATGCTTTGGGGCATTAGTTCCGCCACCTGCTTTAATAGTAACAGTTTCTATACTGGCAATAGCATCTGCTGGACTGTTATCGTAGGTGCCTGATTTAGCATCTACTAGATCAGAAATCTGATCAAATCTACGTGTTTCGTCATCATAGAACTCTTCAGCTGAAGGATTCTCTTTGCCAATTTCTTGTGTTTCGACTTGATCTATCAAATCTAAAACACCCCTAATAATTTCTGTTGCTCGCATATTCTTACCCCTAGACATCGTATTTAGCGTAAATATTAACACTATGAAACCAGTGTTGATGATACACGAAATCAAAGAAGAATTCTTTGATTTACCCTTAGAAAACTACATTCTAACATTTGATGACGGGCTTTACAGCCAGTATCACTACTACCCACGCTTCAAAGAAATACCCACTGAAAAGATATATTTCATCAGTTCAGGAATAATTTGTAATGGATCACAAAGTACAGAATTCCCTGCTTGTCACATCGCCCACGATAAAGCATTTCAAGGAAACTTTGAAGATTACATGACTTTAGATCAAATTAAAGAATTAATGAAGGATCCATTAGTTAGTATTGGTGGGCATAGTCATGTACATAAAAATCTAAAAGAACTAACAAAAGTAACGCATAGAGCCATGCACGTTATGAACGACACTAAACTCATGATGAATTGGTTCAAAGAAAATTTAAACTTTACTCCAACTAAATTTTGTTTCCCTTACAATGATGACAACGATGGTTTTTACGTGCCTGTTTTAAAGTCAGTGGGCTTTACAGAATTTTACGGCAAAGAACGATTGGCTATTGAAAACGTTGCCAATTAATCTTATTCCAAAGTCTTTCATGTAGATAATACAAAATAGTATTTGCTATCAGTTGTATTACTGCGATAGTACCTGCTATAGTTAAGTCACTGGATATAAGCCAGCTGATTAAAAAAGTAGAACCACTTCCAGTTAATCGCCAGCTTATTGTTTTAACTATACTACGACGTGGACTTTCATTCAAGTCCCATCTCCTTACGAATCTTTGTAGCACTTATGTTAGTGATACTTTCATCAAATGTTTCTTGTTCTATTTTATACCCAACGTCTCTACCATACGTGATGTTAGTAATATTAGGAACTAACATAACTTGAAACTGTCCTTGATAAATTGGTTCAAGGTCACGTTTAATATTACGCACAACTTGGAAAAAGTCAAACGGATTGCTTCCTTGCCATCCTTGGCAATCCCTCACCATGATACACACTTGACCAGTCTTAGCGATAGCACGTTCAAATAAGGCGCGATGTCCTTTATGCCATGGTTGCCAACGTCCTAACATTTGTACAGTTTCTTTCTTGTTGTCCCAACGTGGACGTCTACGATTGTCAATTATGTGTTCAGCAATAAAGTCTACCCATTTTTCTGCCCACTGCTCTGTAATACGAAAATCATAAATCTCAGGTTCTACGAACATCTTGTTAGTGTCTTCGTAACGTCCTTCATCTATAGTGTCTACCCATATAGTCCAGTCAGCTTTAAAGTTATTACGCATTTCGACCAATGGAGCAACAAAGTCTACAATACAATAATCTGTGTTACTTGTGTCGGCCAATTCACGCATGCGGTGACTTTGTCTAATACGACCTTCACGACTAAAATCCCAATCGTCAAAATGTCTACGAACTTCATCAGCGTTAAGCCATCCCACAGTTTTTTCGTATCCTTCTAAACGTTTTTTCAAACGTTCTGCTAGATATGTTTTTCCAGCTCCTGGCAATCCCATAATTAAAATTCTTTGTGTCATAATAGATGCATCCTTTGATTTATTTATTGGTGATAACTGCGTACATAAATATTTCCATGAATCATTGTTTAATTTTTGGTGTTACCAACGGCGGAATTTTTAGAGCTACTGGTGCTCATAGAATCGCTAATCATCTTAGACTTCAGGGTTGGGACTGTGAAGTTGTAGATTTTATTGAATATTGGTCGTTTGATCAAATAAAAGAACTATTATTATCTAGGGTTAATGAGAATACAAAGTTCTTTGGTTTCTCTATTACATTTAATCTAACAAAAAATGAACAATTATTGTTAAATTTGGTTAATTGGGCAAAGGAAAAATGGCCTAATCTGAAATTTATTTCAGGCGGTCATAGCGTTCCTTTTTTCCCTGCACCATTTGATTATCACATAATGAGTTATGCTGAATTTGCACTAGATGAATTATTAAAATGGTTATTTTCAAATGGTGTAACTCCGGTATTTGATCCATTGCTTAAGAAAGGCAACATGGAGGTTATTAATGCTACAGTACACCTTCCTTCTCATCCATTTCCTGAAGCAGTTATAAAATATGAGCCAAGAGATTTTATGACTCCTACAGATCATGGAGTTATAGAATTCAGCAGGGGTTGTATTTTCCAATGTAAATTTTGTAACTTTCCTGTCTTAGGCGTTAGAGGAGATTATACCAGATCAGCAGAAAGTGTCTATGAACAAATGATGTTTAATTATGACAATTATGGCGTACAAGATTACGGAGTAAGCGACGAGACATTCAATGACCGTACTGAGAAAATTGCAAAATTTGCAGATGTAGTTGAAAAACTACCTTGGAAACCATATTTTAGTGCATTTATTCGTGCTGACTTGTTGATATCAAGACCTAGAGATAGAGAAGAACTTTTAAGACTTGGGTTACACGCACACCTGTATGGTATAGAGTCGTTTAACGCACAATCTTTAAAATACATTGGAAAAGGTATGGCTCCAGATAGGCTTAAAGAAGGTCTTATCGATGTAAGAAACTATTTTAAAAAACATATTGGACATAGATTTCGAGCATCAATTAATTTGATAGCTGGGTTACCTCATGAAACACTTGAAACTATGGAAGAAACTTGTCAGTGGATACACAAAAATTGGTTAGATCAAACTGTTACTTGCCAGCCTTTACGAATTAATAAAGACGACGAGCCGCGACCATCGATCGTTGATGAATCATATGATACATTAGGGTATATTGAAATGACACCTGAAGAGCAATATGCGGCAATCAATTCTAGAGACGGAGAAGCATGGGTTCATTTAGAATATGGTCATTTTGAACTTCTTGAAAGAAATCGCATATGGAAAAATGAACATATGAATTGGTATCAAGCTGTGTCATATTCTGCTAAAATTAATGGGGGTGGAAAGAAATTTGGAAACATTGAAAAAGTTTATCCATTACACATGCCTCTAGTTTATTCAGATAAGTTTGGTAATATATTGACCACAGATGAAAAATTAAAACTATATGGAAAGAAAACTAGGGAAGCTGAAGAAGGCGCAAGGGTATACATACAAAATTATATATCTAAAAAATTAAGTCTTTAATATGTCTATACATTTTCCCTACGTTCCAGCAACTTATCGTAATATACCTAAAACGGGAACTACCAGCTTTAAATGGTGGTCTAGAGACAATATAAAAAATTGTGAAATATTAGAAGACCCTTCTAGGATTTATAATATGCAACATTTGTCTTTAGAAGAGATTCAACAAAAGTGGCCAAACTACGGAACAACTTTTACATTTGTACGAAATCCATTTGATAGAATGGTCAGTATATTTCATCACGTAGGCCAAGATGCCGAGGCACGAATTAAACAGCGTCCACTAGGCGGTACAAAAGAACAGTACGGAGTCAAACAAGAAGAACTAGACTCTATACCAATTGAAATTGATATTAAAGTTTTACAAGTTTATAGGAAGGGATTTGATCACTGGGTACATTCAGACTTTGTACCAAATTACAATGATTCTCTAAATTCTTTGCTACATCAAAAAGAAAGTCAGATGTATTGGCTTAATAATGTAGTGCCTGATATTGTTATTAAAATTGAAGAAGTTAATCAAAAGTTTAATCTATTACAAGACTTACTTGAATGCCATGTTCCTTTCATACATATAAACAAAAGTGAACACAAGCCTTACAAAGAGTATTATAACGAGTCAACTAAAAAGATAGTAAGAGATCTATTTAAAGATGACCTTGACGCTTTCAACTACGATTTTTAACGTCTAGAAAAAACAAGTTGGAAAGCTTCTGCATAGTTAACACCAATTTGTGTTCCCCTAAACTTTGCTCTAGTTTCCATTGATTCAATACTACGTGCATCAGGGTATTGATAAGTTTCAGTTTGATACAAGTCCAATGCTTGCTTCTTTATATTAATAAAATCCCCAACATCAACAAAGATGTTTGGTTCAAATGTAGGTTGTACTTTATAGAAAGACCAATCTGAGCTGGCTGGTATTTCACAGAAGTACAATTCTTTAATAGTGGATTGTGGTTTGGGTCTACAAGCAACCATTGTTGCTTCTGCTACTACCCTGTGATCTTGATGTATGTCTGAAATACTGTGTGTATATACTACATCAGGTTTCATTTGGGCAATGATACTTTCAAGTTTATGAATAGTGGGTTGAGCAGTTAAAGCCAAATCAGGAACATTGTGGATTGTCCCTGTCGCACCAAATAGTTTACAGGCTTCATAAAACGATTTAACTCGTTGACTTGATACATTTTCATTGCCTGGACGTGCTCCATTGCACAATGAAAAGACATGCACATCATTGTCTAAAGAAAGTTTAGCAATAGTCCCACCTGGACCAAAACTCTCATCGTCGGGGTGTGCAAAAATAAACATTATTTTCATAACATATCCTTGATAATATCATCAAGATTATTAATAGGAAGATATTTAATATGCTGTTTAATTTTTGATAAATCTGGTATGCGAACGTTAATATCACCGTGATTAGATGAGAAAGCTTCTTCATAAGGAACACGAGTAATTTTACTTGATGAGTTACTCAGTGCTATGACACGCTCTGCTAGATCATTGATTGTTATAGGACTATCATTACCAATATTAAACAACTCGCCATTAATAGTTGATACTTTGACCAGTGCGTCTACTGCATCATTAACGTGACAGAAACAACGTATTTGTTGGCCGCTTCCGTATACAACAAGGTCTTTTCCTTCCTTTGCGGCTTGCACAAATCTTGGCAGTACCATTCCGTAATCACCAAGTTGGCCAGGCCCAACTACATTAAAAAATCTAACTATTGTAAATGGACATCCGCTTGCTCTAAGCATGAACTCCATCATTAACTTACTGGTAGCATAACCCCAACGAAGTTTACTACTTGGGCCTATGCTGGCATTTGCTTCTTCGTAAAATGGTCCGTCACCATATACTTCACTGGTGCTTGAAAAAACTACATGTTTTTTTGCACGTTGAAATAATGGCAACAATTTGTTGTTCAAAGCAACATTGTTAAACAGTGTTTCACTAGGATGTTTATCTATATATTCAACACCAACGCTTCCTGCAAGATGGAATATCCTATGATTTTTACTGAATAATTTTAAAAGTTCATTGTCTTCCATTGTGGTAATGTCAGCTTCAATAAAATCAAATAAATTTTTATATTCAGAAAAATCATCTACATTAATTTTAGAAGTTTTTAAATTATCAATAATGGTTACACGTTCTTGTCTTGTTTTAAGAAGTCTGTGTGCTAGGTGCTGGCCTATGAAGCCCGCGCCTCCCAGTAGTAAATTGTTCATAAATATCACCTAAAGTAATAATTTCCGTGTTAAATTGATCTAATCTAGACATTGCTTCAACCACATCACTGATGTGAGCAATGTAATGCAACTTGTTTGGTTGAGCAGGTTTGTATGCAGTACCTTTAATACAGCGCATAATAAATGCATCATCGTGCATACCTTCTCCGTATACAGATGGTAATCTATAATTGATGCAGTCAATATCGCTATGTAAAAGATAAATTTCCATACACCGCTTTGCTACATTATACGCTCCTTGGGCAGTATCTGCAATATCAAATACGCCAAAAGTTGAAGCATTAATAAATGTTGCGGAAGGACAAATCATCATGGCTTTACGTGTACTATCTAAAATAGTATCCATAACGCCTATGGTATTATCAGTAATAGTCTTAGTTGTGCTAGGACATGCTAAGTGATAAATCCTGTCACAATTTACTTGCTCAAAGTTCTTGGATATTTGAATTACTTCAAAGCCATCTAATTCTAACTGTTTAATAAGGTGCTTACCAATAAATCCTGTTGATCCCGTGATGGCAACTTTTTGCATATGATCCTTTCTATATCTTTTAAATTCTGTGCGAAATTTTCTGCGTTCTTGTAAATTTGATCAGCATAGTGCTCTGTTCTACTCTTGTGAACTTCTATTGATACTAATAGTGTTTGTAATTCATTTTCATTAAAAAGCTCTAACTTTGTCTCTTTTTCTTTATATGTATCTGATAACATAGACATCATCAAAATTACACTAACATTAAAATTTTTATAGTAGAACAAAAATGCTTGGTACCCTGTAAATTTAAAACCTGTATCTGTTTTTTTAATTCGATTACAGTCAAAACAACGAAAAATATCCCCATACTCAAATAAAATATCATCAGTTGATGGCATCATATAACTTGGGGTGTAATCAAAAATAATCTTATTATAACTCAGTTGTTCTTCTTTAGTTAACTGTTGTTTAAAAGGAAGTATATGTGCATTGAGTTCCTTAATTTGTTGATCCATTAATAAACAATCATCATAAGACAATTTCCCTAAATCAGGATAGTAAGGCATGTTTTCATAAAACCAAAGTTGGTCATCAACTTCAATAATTTTTACAATTGATTTCTCAAAAACATCAATTGGATTTTCCTCTAACCACTTGTCTAATTTATCTAATACAATATATCTAGCTTGATTGTTTTCAGTTATAGCACAAAAATTTATAAATCTATCTTTTACTTTTATAATGTAATCGTAAAATAATGGATCTTCATAGACGTAATAATATTCAACATCAATTGATGGAATATCAACAGCTTTTAACAATTTAAAGAACTTTAACTTTTCCAAGGCGCAGTATCCCAACCCAGTCTAATATAACGAACTCCTTTTTGTTGTAGTCCTTCTTTGACTGTTCTAATGAATGTGGATGTATCAATTGGGTCATACAACGGTATCCCCAATGCTTCCATTAGTTTGCTGTCGTCATCCAATAAATGCCCTCTCCCGCAGATACTGTAACATCCGTTTGCGCCCGCATTAACAAAAAGTATGCTTCCATAATTTTCTGCCCATCCTTTGATGTTAAGTTTAATTTGTTCGTATGCTTTGTATATTACAAATCCAGCAACTCCGTATATAATAACACGTTTACCTTGACTGGCAAGACCTGCGGCAATATTGACCATGTTAGGCTCTTGAACACCACAATTAATAATGTTATAATTGCTGTCAGTCCACTTCCACATGTCGCAATGAAGAAAATATACTTCTCCTGGATAGCGATTTAAAAATTTATGTAAGGTTTCTCTCATCTTCTAACCATTTGTAAAATTCTTTTCCTCGCTGGATATCAATTAACTCTTGTGGATTGACTGCATCCTTGGGTCTAGTAACGTCACTTCTAAATCCTGATAATACATAGTCCCAAGCTTCAGCTGGGAAAATATCTATCTCTTTCCAATCCTCTACTGGCGCATTTTTATACAAGTCCCAATACTCGTTTGATCTCTTTGAATATTTGTAGTGAGCAATAATAAAATTCATAACACCATCAAACTCATCATTGGTTTGTTGATTATATTCTTGTTCAGTTAAGTTGCCATCAATGTAACTTGTTATTCTTTTTAATGCAGAAGTTGTCAAATATAATCCAGTTGATTCAATTGGTTCAATAAATGCTGAGCATAATCCAATTGCTACAACATTATCTTTCATGTGTACTTTGTTGCGCCCAGTACGCATACGAACAGTACCAATTTTGTTTCTATCAACTATTAAATGAAACTTATGTTGTATGTACTCAATAAACTCGTCCATGACATCAAACTTGTCACAATGCACGTAACCAACTGCCAGCTGATCGCCTAGTGGAATATTCCAAATCCATCCGCTATTTGCGGCTTTGAATATCGAATATGGTACACATTGATTCTGTTTGTCAGTATAAGGATGTCTAAAAACCAACGCTTTATTATTAGGAACTTTGTCTGATATCTCAACAAAGTTGTCGTCCCAATTAGTCAACAGCTTTTTAAATCCTGTTGAGTCAATAACTAAATCAAAGCCTGTGACATCATCAACTGTTGCATCTTTACGTATGATGGTTAAATTTTTAAATTGTCCAACAAGTGTGTCCATGTACTTTAATATATCAGATGCTCTAAAGTGTACGGAGATATCTTTATATTCATAAATGTTATCTGGAACTTTATTAATGGACATCATTCTATCAAGGCTACTGCTATTGTATTTGTCAGTTTGTCCAATACCAAATGGGAAAGTAAACTTTTCACCTTCTTGATTAAAACCGTCAAATACAATACCTAACTTCAAAGTACCGTTGCAATGCTTAATGATATCTGCATGACTTATTCCTAAGTCATTTAAAAAATGCGACACATCAGGTATCAGTGCTTCGCCAACTCCAATTGGACTATTCTCTTCTGGATATGTCCAAACGATCTCCTTATCTGGATATTGTTTGGCTAGATAAAAAGCGGTTAGATATCCTGAAGTTCCTGCACCAACGATTGCAATTCTTCTAATGTTTCTATTTTCCTGTAGTGCCATTTTTTGTTATTCTCTTCCATTTGCTTTACACCCTTACCTTTTACTGTCTTACAAAAAACAATATTAGGAAGTGCATCAGTTTTGTTTACAAATACTTTTTCTAACTCGTCTCTATTGTGTCCGTCAACTATTTGCGTCCACCAACCATAATGTCTACACAAGTTAATAACAGGTTCAATTTTTAATATAGTATCTATATTACCAGTTACTTGTGAATTATTGTAATCAACAGTTACAAATACATTTTTAATTTGATTGTGTCCAATGAATTGTAATGCTTCTAATGTATTTCCCATTTGCAAACAAGCATCACTTAGATTTACCCAAACTTGTTTACTAGTGGACATTGCAATACCAATTGCTACTCCAAGAGCATTGCCCATTGTTTCTTCGCCGTAGTCCACAAACGAAACTTCATCGTGTTTAACTCCAACACTGAGTTGCTCAATATTTGTTACATACTGTAAGTCTTGCCAAACAAGATAGTATGCTTGTGCTCCAAAGGGTTTACCAATTACAATGTAATCGTCAATACTAACAATACCTTTTGAAAATAGTATGTCAACATAGTCAAGCATACTTAATGCACTTGCTATGTGGCTTAGTTTATTTTCAAATGAGTATTCTAGTAAACGTTTTCGATTCATTTAAACGGCTTCCTTGGCAAATAAAAATCACCGCCGCAGTAATCCCAACGACATTTAGTTCCAGAATTAAACAGTACATTCATTTTGGTAACAGCCAATCTATCATTCACTAAATTAGTATATGGTGTTTCAGGTATACATTCTCTTAGATAATTGGTCATGTGTATGCCGCAGTTAAAAACATTACCATCACCATTAATGGTAATGCTACGTGTTCCAGCGGCACAGTGCCAACCTCTATTATCAACACCTTTTTTAAATAAATCATTAGTGTTGTACATTACACCGTCAATACAATAAAGTTGTTCAGTCTTATTGTATTTGTTGTAAAATTCAATATGACGTTTTGATGTTTCTTCATTATATGCGTAATGACAAAACCCATAAATCATTTCACTATTAATAATCTTATCATAGGTTAAACACTCTTTAACGTAATCATAAAATTCGTCAATATGCTCTTCTGGAATATTTTCTAACATAACATCAAAGTTATGTATGGCAACGCCTAACTCTTTAATTCTATTAAAATTTTGTTTGAATGAGGACAGTTTGTTAGTTCGATCTTTTAATTCTAAATAGTGTAGAGATACATTGAACTGTTCACATAGTGGTAGCAACTCTTCTAACAGCTCTGTTTTAAATGTTAGATTAGTTTGCATTTCATTATATGCTGTTATACCTGTCTCAGAACTCTTTTTCTTCACATATTTTAATATATCAATTACTTTGGGATGTCTAGTTGCCTCACCGCCGTGATAGTAAAACATCACACTATTAAATTTGTTCTTTTGAAAAAATTCAAAAAGTTTGTCAATACTAGTAATAATGTCTTCGTACTTGTAATGTCGTCCTGAATGCCAATGGCAATAATTACAATGCAAGTCGCAAGCTTCTGTAATTCTAAATGTTACATTGTACTCAGCATTGTACCCACCATGGTCATTTACCTGTACTATTTTATATGATTCTATTGGCTTTATCTCGCCAACTTTCATTTCTTCTTTAGTTGTTATTTTTGTCATTATATGACCATCCTAGTACCAGTTACATCTAACTCAATGTAGCTTAAACCTTTTATGGTTGGTACATTTATAATTTGTTTTGCGGCAATTAATGGATCTACTGCTTGATCAATATGACTTAGGTTACCTGTAAGTTTTGTTCTAACAAACCCAGGATGAACCAATTGCCAATTAATGTGTTCAAATTGTTTTGACAGTTCCATCACTCCCATGTTTAATGCCGCCTTGCTCATTCGATAATATATAGAAGCAGTATCAGCTGAGATTACATTGCCTTTAGTCAATGCACCAAGTATACTTGTTAATACAACAATCTTGTCGTTAACATGCGGAGCAATATACTGTAAAAACTCAATGCTTCGCGTTGCATTAACTTCCATTGTTTCATCTGCTTCAGTTGATATACCAATACAATAATATACTTTTGAAAACTTGTTTTGGAATACGGGCCAACTACTCTTATCTTTAATATCTAACTGTATAAATTTAGAATCAGTCCTTCTACTCGTACCAAGTGCATCAGGCAATAATTCATGTATTGCTTTGCCAATGCCGCTGTCAACACCAATAACAATATCCTTAATCATTTTTCTTCTGCAATTTCATAAGTACATCCATACCTCGATAGCTTACATCAAAAGCCAATGACAAACGAGGGACTTCTGTTTTATTTGGACGAACACCATGTTTGAGCCAACTAGGGAATAGTATCAATTCTCCTGTTCGTGTTGATATCTCTTGGCAATTTTGTGATAACTTATGTTCATCGTCTTGTGGCAAAGTAGATGCTAATGCTTCGTTAGGATCTTGAAAGTATATGTTTCCTTGCTCATCGGATTCTTTATACACATAAAAACAACCTGATATAAAATAAGGGCTATGGTTGTGCATAATTGCATGACCACCATTATTATATTTGTTTGCCCAAGAGTAGTGTATGCCAGGACTTTGTACCAATCCCAATTCTTTCCAATATACTTCAATGTGTTGATTAATAAAATCCCAAACGTCAGATAATATTTTTTCTTTGTGCAAGAACAACATTCCATTGGTACTTGTGCTTATTTCCTTACCTGTGCCTGAAAGCTCTGCGTAGGTAGCCGTATCTTTATCAAACTGATGAAAGAATGGTTCAAGCCTGCGCATAAAATCCACATGATCATAATCAGGCATTGTTGCTCTATATATTCGTGTAGGAAATAAATTCACTATGGACATGATACATTATAACACATTTGGGTTATAAAACACAAGAAATTGTGGAACAAACCAAACTTGCTTGGCAAACTTATGGAACATCCAGAATCCCTCAAATGTGCCTTCTGGATAATCTGATGGAACAAACAGTATCCTAGATTTCAATGTTTGTAGAGTTGGCCTTAATTTATTAAAAGTTCCTCGAATATGTATTTCATCTAGTTTGGAGATTTTACCACTATAGAACTTATCCTTAGAATCTGTTTCAGCTTCGTTGAACTCTGCACCCTTGTACACATGATACAAATCGTCTTGTTTGCCTAACCATATGCCAACCTCAACCAATTGGTCAAACAACTCTCTAACCTGTTCTACTGTAGTAAACTTATAGTCGTCATTATAAACAAAATTTTGATGGTAATCTAATAAGTTATTAGCATTATCAAACTCCATATCAGACTGCGCTTTTAACTTATCAAACTCGCCATCACGTTGCTTTTCAACCCAATCATTCCAAATAAAGAACATAAAGCCGTCAGACTTATGTCCGTTATAAATGCTCCATTTCATTCTATGAAATATAGTTTTACAAAAACAATTTAATTGATAGGTAAACTCTACTACATCAATGTATCCATTGCCATCCTTGTGTAGCATTGTTTCCATAACAATACCATCATAAAAAGGAATATTCCATTCCTGTAAATGTTTAAAACTTTCTCTGTCGTAAGGATTATCAGTTACAGGCGGATTGCCAAAGTCTTGACGTTTGCCTTCTTCAGCTAATGTTCTGTCAATTACTTTGTTTACTTCTGCTATCTTCTTAGGGTTAGCAACATATACTCTAGGTCTTATTTGATACCCTGGATACTTTGCAGATAGTGTTTCAGACCTATTGCTTCTTCTTTCAACTAAGAAATCAATAATGCTTCCAAACTCTCCGCCTCTTAGATATTCATCACTATCTACATCATATACTTTCATTTAATATCTCCTGTAAGGACAAAGGCTGATAGCCTAACTCCTTAAATACATTTCCTGGTAGCCTTGGATCATTGTGGCAGTTAATAAAACTTGTATTTAGACTACTAAAAATATTGTTAAATTGATCTACCATTTCTGCTGTAATACTACTGCGTTTAAGGACTACAGATTCATAGCGTGTAATCAAATTATTGTAGTTGTTATGTACAGTTGGACAATTAAATTTTTGCCCCATAAATTCAAACTTGCCATTTTTGATTATGTCCTCAAACTTTAAAGTCGTTACATAATCTAATTTAGACAACGTAATACTATCAATAACTGATGAAGTTGTTACTGGTGTTACATAATCTAATCCAACTGGTAACTCGTCATCTTCAAACAAATCATCAATCCCAGTCAAATAAGACACTGTTGGGTGTCTAATTATATTCAATATTTGAACATCATAATCTTTACGTAGTTGATCTAAGAACACGCGACTAAATGTTCCACCAATTGCTTGACATTGTTCTAAAGTATCATAGTCTTGTTTATACTCAACTTCCGTTAACATTCCTAAGTCAACTCTAGGCAAAGAAAAGTTATTATAGCAATGCAAGTAAGACGCAACTGGACTAATTTCTTTTGCAAAGAACTTGTGTTTGATCCCAGGAAGACCACTCACTACAATCACTCTAAACTCCTTTGTACAAATTTCATTAGCTCACCATAATACTCATCGTCTTTCATTTCTCTACCAGTAATTTTAAAACTACGAACTCCCATCTCTTTTAGTCTACGCATTGCTGGTGGCTCTATATCCATTTCTTCATACTTGCTGTCCTTATCTGGATTAAACTTAGGCAACCAACATTCTTCTACTTCACGACTGTATGGACGTCTTGCTGTGTTCTCATCAGCAATGGCTTTGAAGTGTTCATCAAAATATTTACAGCCCCAGACGCAGGTGTCGTTCAACATTACTTCCCATTTGGTTTTATCAAGCTCATTGGATCTAGGATCAAAGATATGTTCAAAACGTGGGACTATCCAGTCGTACTTAGTTTCTAGCTCCTTGTACCAGGAAATGTCTGAATCCTGTAATGGAATGTTTAGTCTGCCCATTCCAGTTATACTGTATATTAAATCATACTTGGGAAAATTATCACGCACATATTGACGTAGACTGTCATTAACAATAATAAGGGCATTGCCTTCCCTGTGAAACTTTTCTAGTAATTCATTACCTAATGGATCAGTTAAATCAATATTATGATTACTAAAAGTTAGAGCTATGCTTACACCTTTACTGTAGTAATAATTGATAAGAGCATCACTATAATAAACATCTCTATTGATTCTTCCGCCGTTCCAATCACATTTGTTAATACCATCGTAGACAACTAACTCGTTAGTATCAACTAAGTTGTGACTTAGGAACTTAACAAGTGGAATTGATTTACTGAATGCGCCTGCTAATAGATATCTCATTACATTAAAAAGCATTTGTCTTTAGGACAAATACCATCCGTTTTAATTCTGTAGCAACAATTATATAGTTGCAAGTTTGGTCCATACAAAAAGTATTTGTCTTTGTATAAACAAGTTTTGCCTTTAGTTGTGAAGTTAGGATTAGCCCACAACTCTGAGCGTGACTCACCTAAACGTTTCTCGTCTTCAAATTGTATTATGTTTTTAAGTTTACTATCGTTTTTGAGTTGATTGAACTTGTCTAATATTGTATTGCTCACTCCATCACCAAAATCTGTAATGGGAGTCAAATACACTTCTGAAGTTTGTGCAAGCTCTTTAACTTTGAAGTAATAGATTAAAGCATTCTCTTGGCTGTACATGATATCGTATCTACGTACATTATGCTGTGACTGCATTACTTCGTACAGTTCTTCAATGGACATTTCACTAGGATGTATACTTGCCTGCATTGTGAATGGCTGTTGAATTCCTTTAATTACTTTAACACTATACGGACTTAGATTAGTTTGTATTACGAATGGAACGTTCAACTCGTTAAAGCATTGTATAATATATTCAATGTCAGGATGCACAAACGGCTCTCCACCAAATACAAACACTTCCACGTTAGGATATGTTTCCCCTAACATCTTAACAAAGTTACGTATAGTTTCTCTATCTAAGTTGGGATAGATGCTTTTGTCCAAGTTGGTACAATAAAAACAACCGTAGTTGCATTTCATTGTAATTTCCCATTCAACTTGCATTTTTCACCTTTAGTTGTTTTAACAATCCATCACAATTACATGCCTTGTGTGGGCATATCATTGGTACAGTTTTTGTTATATTCTTAAAGTAGTCTGGGTTATCTATCAAACTTGTACGTTTGCCATCCAAACAAAACTTAATAACTCCTCCGTATACATCTACTTCGTAATTATTGTTGTAGCAACTCCAACCTTGAAAATTAGTTAAACCTTGATTGAAGACTTGATAATCATTAAACACATCATCGTCATATACTAAATCTTTTTCAAAATCTTCTAAGAATTTGAAGTACTCCCAAAAGTCTTCTCTGTAATGAAACAATGTGTGTACATCCTTTCCGTATATAAAATGTGGGTGTATTTTCAATCCTTCAATGCCTGCACAAATCTCAAACATCTCTTTGATAAGCGGCCACAATTTCTTGTCGTGATGTAACATTATATTGACTTTACATTTATATCCACGACTCAACATTAATTTCATATTAGCAATGAATCTATCCCTGTTGGTACAATCAGCAGGATGATAACTGAACAAAAATGCTATCTTGTCATATTGTGGATGACTAGTAAAATCTCTCTCAGCATTGGTTACTACGTATACCCATTTGAACTTGTCAATTGCATGTAGTCTGTCCATTATGTAATAGTAATGAGGACTTAGTGTTGGCTCTCCGCCCAACAATCCTAAATTGAAATTCAAACTGCTACGACTTAAAGAATCAATGACAGCATCAACAACTTCACGCTTGCCCATTTGTCCCCATTTTTCTGCATACTCATTACGAGCGTAACAGTAAGAACAGTTTAATTGGCATATGGTTAAGACATCCCAATGCACATTAATGTGATCAGGATCTTGATCTATGTGATGTTGCTTTGAATACTTCACTGATACTCCTTTAAGAAATCCATAGATACAATAACATCTAATTCTTTCTTTGTTCCTTCAAACGAAATATTGTCGCCACCATCTATTGTTTGATAAAATAATACTTTGTTTAATGTAAGAACTTGTTTTGAATGTTTGGCTGCAAACATTACTAAATTAATGTCGTTGTGTACATTATTATCCATTGGGAATGGAAAATGTTCAATTACTTTACGTTTAAAAATAAACTGTGATAATTGCAAGTGCTCTAAATTAAGATTAGATACAAATTCCTCTGGTGTAAGTAGCGCATCATTAAACAAGCGCATGAATGTTAGCTTGTCGTCTGTATTATATGTTGGACAGTAGTTACCAGCAATGATATCTGCAACTAAGGGGACTTCAAAGTTCTTTACTAGATAGTCATCATCTTCTAAAAAGTATACATACTCGCCTGAAGCTTTTGATAAAAGGAATTGATAGACTTTAGATAGATTATCAAACTTATTAAAATAATAAGTTATGTTAGGATGGTAGTCTTCTGGAATCACATCATCACTATCATTATTGACTATGATCTCTACGTTGTTATTGTCAAGCAATAGACGTGCAGATTTCAAACAGCGTTTGAATAACTCTGGACGTTTATGTGTAGGTATCAATATGCTTAGTTTCATTTTTTTAAATAAAAGTTTACTTCTTTAATTTTTTCACCTGGTTCTGGATAAAATTCTTCATCCATTTCCTTTTTAATTCCATCACAAATATAAAAATGTTTACAAGTTACACAACTTAAATCTTTACGATAAAATCTTTCTCTATGACTGGCGGCTTCTTTATACGCCATTTTAACTTTCTCTTCCTCAGTATATGGTCTGCTTACATCCATTTCTTGATTGTAGGTTTCGCGATTCCAATCTCTAACATCATATATGTGTTGAAATATATTATACTGATATTGTTCATAACCCTTCATATAGCAGTACGGAGTATATCGAACAATTATTTCAATTTCCTTATCTAATTTATCAATACATTTTTTAATACCGTCAGTTAAATCAGATAGACTTAAATTGCTAAAGTCTTCTTCATTGTTCTCAAGCCAATAATTTAATGTAATAAAATTAACAGCTACTGGCTTAATTGAATTAATTAGGTCTGCATAAACATTTTCAAGTTGATGATAATTTCTAGAATAAACTGTACAATTGATTCTAACAATCATTCCCAATTCTTGTGCGTTTTTTATTCCTTGTAATATTTTTTCATATGATCCTGGACGATTAGTAATTGCCTCATGTGTTTCTTTGGTAGGCCCATGTAAGCTGAACAATATCTCTTTTAATCCATGTTCCTTACTCTTACGTAAGTGATTCATATTGGCAAAAGTTCCGCCATGGCTTAGACAACTAATACTGGTAAATCTTTCATTACAGTAATCTAAAATTTTAAACCAATCAGGACTCATGGAACTTTCGCCGCCGCTTAAATCAACTTCAGTAATGCCGTAATCATACAAATAGTCAATCCTCTTTTTGACCACTTCCCATGGAGTTTTTTGATCTAGTATATCCCTATAATAACAAAATTCACAATCATAATTACATAACGGACCAGTGTCTAATCTAGACCTATTACATCTAGTAGATTTAAAATCATAATTTAATCCAGACACACTCAACTGTTGTAAGTCGTGTTGTACAGGAGATTGTTTTGTAAAAGATATTTTACTTTCTTTCATGTTATGAACTCTTTAACATATTTGATAAAATCATCGTTATCTGTCAATAATAATGAATTAATGTCTTTTGAAATATCTTCTCGCCTTCTTTCAACGCCACCGCAGACATAATCAATATCATATATCACTTCCTTACCATAAACTGCACACTCAACAATAAACCTTGGGCTACAATCTCCTTTATCTGGTGTAGCAGTATATATGTAGGTATCAAAGTTTTCAAATATATTTTTGATTGGCGCTTGAGCAACAATCACATTGTCGCTTGCTATCGTTTTGTAGATGTGAGGTTCATTAGTAAGTACTAGATATTTGTCAAATTGATATTTAGATAAAACATTTTTCAAATCATTAATTGATAATGCTCTACAGTTAGTAGTTAGGTAGAGAAGTGCTGTATTAGTTTTTATTAGTTGTGGATGATGATATTTTGACCAAAGTATCTTTTTGACATAGTCTATTACTTTGATATTAATGTTATCATATCTCTCAGGATATAACTTAAAATCCTGCATGACATGAGCATGTTTGATTGTTTTGTGATTATGGAAGCTACTGAAGTCGTCTTCACTACACCTTAGTAAAAACATATTTTCAGTATAGAAGACACAACTTAAGAATCGCCAACTGCCATCAACAACACAGACATTGTTTGCCATAACAATTTTAGGCACAGCACACTCAAACGTGTCTTCTTGTATTTTTACAAATTCGTCTTCTGTGAAACTATATTTGTCTTTGACCGCAGTTAAAAATAAATCTTTGCTAGTACGGTCAGTTAACAAAATGCAGGAATTAATTCCATTGATAGAACTTATGTAATAATAGTCGATGAGTTCATACAAGTGGCCACTGACACCATGCTGGCATTCAAAAGAAGTGGTGAAGACGAGATCGTACTTCTTTAGATCGACTATTTTGGACATCTGTCACTCCTTTGGAGCGAAGATTTGTTCAAGAGTGATTGGGGTGTAACCTAAAGAAACAAGCAAAGAATCTGAAAGATGTGGGAGTGGACGATTGTATTCTTTTTCTAATTCTTCTCTAAATCTAGAATATGCTGAACATATTCCTTCAACTGCGTCAACATCCACGTAGTCTAAATTTAAATTTTCTTTTTCCCACACAGATATTATTCCGTTGTAATCTGCATATCCTTCAGGCATCTGAATTTTGTGATTTTCAATCTCAACGTAACCACTCTTTAATATATCTTCAAATTTAATAGATGTTACGTCAGTGAGTTGGTTTAGTGTATATGCGTTAACTGCTGACCTAATTGCTCTTATTCGATTTCTCTCTGGAGACATTGTAGGATTTTTTTCATAATACGAAGGTTTATTTTCGTTGAAGTATGTAACTACGGAAGGGTGTCTTATGATATTGTACACCTTTACATTTTGCTCACCTATGTCTCTTTTTATTAAATCAATAAATGCTTTTGAAAAAGAACCATTTACAACATGTACATTAGATGGTCTATTTCTATAGTAATTTAAAAAGTCTTGATAACCGTGTGCAAAACTATGATACTGTATTGGAGTATCCCATTCATAGGCGCTAGTATCTATACCAAGATCATATTCTATATCAACAAAAATAGTTTCAAAACTTGAAGGATTATTTGTCATGTCTAAAAATAATCTATCATACAAGTCGTCAGCTTCTGTAAAAATAGACAACCCGTCCTCGCCGCTAAGAAGTGTTGTTAGTTCTCGATTTTTTGTATCATAAACAACTTCATTTTGTGCATTGAATATTTGAAAAGGATGAGCTATATATGACTTACCATCGTCAGATTCTGCAAATTCTGCATCAAACGTAACAGTGTGTCCATTTTTCAAATTAAAGACTGGATTCATAGCGCAAAAAACTTTTTTTGCGATATAATTTTTATTAATTGATTCTAGACCACTAATAATGACTAACATCCAATTATTTCCTTAGATAAGACTCAACAATCAAATTAACTGCGTCCTCATCATTTTGATTTGGCAGTCTTTTTAATTTGTTTATAATATCAAAATACTGTTCTTTTTTATCTTCTAAAATTTTAATTTCGTCTTTTAAAGTGATGTATTTTTCTAAATCTGCAATCAATGACTCGTCATTAAGTTCAATGATTTTAATATAACATTCTTCTTTATTATCATCTGTGATTGCAATGCCTTTACTTAAAAATTTATTGTTTAACATCATTAAAGACACGAAGTCAATTAATTTAAAAGTTAAAAGGTCATCACCAAAATAACCACGGGCCTTAGTTTTAACTGCCCATGCCGCTTTTCCTGCATAAGTTGATCTGTCAATACCTTCTATTTCTTTTTTATTACTGTCATCCATCTTAAGCCTCAATCATTTTTACTGGTAATTTTGAATAGTTTACTTGATAATAACCGTTTGAATCTTTACTTAGTGCATCTTCATATTTGGTGCCTAAAAGTTCTTGAGCCATAACACCAATATAAGTCTTAGCAGTGTTCCAAACGTAAGAGAAGGAATAAACATTTAAGCCTTCAACAATGTCAACAAGTTTGATAGATGTCTTTAATCTAATATCACTGGTATAATTACATTGGCATGTGCATGAGTAGTTACAATCACATGTACAGTAGTTACAATTACAGGTACAGTAATTACAATTACAGACGCAGACTGATCCAGCACTGTTAACTTTGGCCATCATATTATTAACATCATCAGCAAAAATATTAACGTTTGGATCAACTCCAAAGAAGTCTCCTGTAGGTGCAGGAGCCTGAGCAAACTCTTGGAAGACGTTGTTACTATCATAATAGCCGCGTGGGGTTAAAGGTCTTCCTTGTATTTCTACAGAATTTTTTAAAAAATTTAAATCGGCAGCTTCAATCAAACCAGTAAATCTAGCTTGAACTACAGGTGCGGCGGTGCTTCCTCGTCTAACACGTTCTAAATTGACTGCGGTTTCAATTTCTCTAAATTTGGTAGTTGTAACTTGTACTCCGGCTGCAACTGCTGGCAAAAAATAAATTACAGCATCTGATCCAGGATTGGTACCAAATGTATTAATGACTTTTGGCATTACGTTGCTCCTCTTATATCTCTTTGTTCAAGAACTCTAAGTTCTGTTTAGCACTATTTTGAGCAACAAACTTTTCATAATCGTCTAAATCAGAAGAGGCAGTTATAAAATCGAGAGTCTCTTCGTCTGGTGCTTTAGTAAAATTCATGTTTCCGTTTTCTACGGCTTGTTTTTCCAAAATGCTCAAAACTAATTCTTCCAATGAAAAACCCAAAATGCCTGTAACAATTTGGATTTTTTCGCTTACATCCATATTTTTTGTTTCAGCAACATGTTTGGCTGCTTTGATAATGTTTATTGACATACCAAAGCCTTCCATGAAGACGTATCCAACATCTTGATTCTCTTTCTCGATTTCCTTAATCAAATCATAAATTTGACCCATTTTTTCTTCAATCGCCATTTTTTAATTCCTTGTCTTTAAAATCGTGAAAACGCGGCGCATTTTCGTAATTACCATATGTTGTGACGTTGCCTTCATCAGTGAAATACGTTTTTAACTGCTTTCGCTCCCCGCATCCGTTGCACATATCGCAAAATAGTTCACAAATAGGGGTTTTTATGCTGTTATTTATCCAATCATCTCTGAGCTGATTTTTAATCCTATCTAGGGTTTTCACATCGTTTTCGTCAATTTGTTCCCAAACTACAGATGTTATCAATCTAACTGGCTTGAAGGTTTTAATGATTCTTGTCATATCTTCATAAAGATGATTGATATTAAGTTTGTGTATGGTATATCTTATTCTAAATTTCACCCTATTTTGATTTAATTTAGATAAAACTTTAATTATGGTTGTAGTACTATCCATACCATTGTGGAAAATCCTATCGCCATTTCCCACACCGTCAAAGCTCACGTCTATGCTCAACTGTCCGCTCTTATAAAAGAAATTATTTTTAACCCTGTTAATAAATCTTTGACTTAAAAATCTTAAACCATTTGTGGTTAAATTAAAATGTACATTCTTTTTCTTAAGATATGCGTATGACATAGCGTAACAGACATTGTCCCATTCTAAAGTGGCCTCTCCACCAAATAGTACTATTAATGTTTGTCTGTCTGGATCCAATTCTCTTTCCAAGATAGCATCAATGCTTTTTTCAATATCTTCCTTAGTCATGATCTGTGGAGGACGACCTGGCAGATCTTCGTAACAATAGGTGCAGGCTAAATTACACTTATTTGTAAAATATAAAACATTAACTGCTGAACCTTCAAAAGTAGGTTTCTCTGTTTTATCACCTACATAAAATTCATAAGGAAAGGCCGTATCTGTCATTGTCTAGCCTTTGCTTCTTTTACAATGTGAGCAACATTATCTAAGAATTTTACGTAATCAAATTTATATTCAAACAAGTGGCCTGCTTCATTCCTGTAATCAACATAATGATTGTCTACTTTTGCCTTGCCTTTTTTTGCTTCTTCAATTTGTTGTTGTAAATTATCAATAGTTAAAACAGTATCGCTCTTATGCTCAACTGGCTGCATTTCTACTTTAACAGGAATGGCAGCTATGCTTTTATAAGTTTTTTTTAATTCTTGCATTTTTGCACATCCTTTGAATCAGAAGCACCTTCACTGAGCCAATGAACAATGAGGTCTTGAAATACTGGCTCATCTCGACATTCATCTACTACACGCATTGCTTGTTCGTAAGTGATGTGGAAAATTTCACAAATACTATCTAAAGGTTTGTTGTCGTTCATTATTTGACTGTAAGTACAACCTGCATTACATACTTGTTTTAGATCACAAGGTTGGCACTTGTCAAAAGTTTTTGGATTAAACTTGTCTTGATAATATTTGAAATTATAATTGTCGTCCATGAGCATGATTTTCTTACTAGCAAATCTAGCACATGGATAAAACTCGCCGCTACTCATCAAAACACCACCGTGTGTTCCTGCAAAACAACCAAATGGTCTTTTACCTTTTACTAGTCCGTATATAGAATCTAATATTGCCAGTCTAAGGAAACCAACACTACATGATACACCTTGTTTTAACTTTTCAATATAACAGTCAGTTAGTCTAACTAATTCAGTTTTGAAAAATCTAATATCATCAGCAGTCCAAACATCGTCTCTAACAATACTAAAGTCTGGATGTGGGATACCCCAATCTAAAAGAAACTCAAAATTTTCTTTCATGTCTTTGGTATTGCCTGGCCAAATCATAACCTTACATCCATTTGCTAGATCTTTTATTAGATGTTTTTTGTGCTCGTATAAGTCTAAGATTCCATTAAACAACTCTCCAGTTTCTGGATTAGTGTTTTCAAGTAAGGGAAGTAATGGTCTGCTTTCGTTTGAACTCATTCCATCAAAGCTCCAACTTATTCCTATTCCAGATTCTTTGATAAATTTAAACTTATCATCATCTATCATAGTTAAATTAGAGATAATGTTTATTCCTTTACATCTAGGATCTTTGGTTAATATTGGAGTTGCATGTTTGATCAATTCCCAATTTAATAAAGGCTCTCCTCCAAAAAAACTAACAAAGAAATCCTTTTGTCCAGAACGATCCATTAATTCAAATAGTTTTGGTAAAGATTCATCAAATGTTTCTTTGGTCATCCAAGTAGGACGATTTGCCACATAACAATAAGGACATCCCAAATTACATTTTTCAGTAACGCTAATTTCTAATACAAACATATCGTCTCCTTATGCTGTACATTGTTCAGCGTGAATCTTAATAACAGGCTTTTTGTATGTGTTCATTGCAGTTCTTAGAGCATGATGAACTACTTCGTTTGTCTTAAAAACTTTACATACTTGCCAATTAGAAGTATGATCACTCCACTTTTCTAAATAAGTTTCTTTCTCTGATTTTTCAAACGTGGCTGCATTACACTTCATGCAAAATTGGCTATCGCAACTCATACAATCCAAAGGTTGATTTTTTAGTGCATCTTTATACATTGCACTTCGTTCTTGTATAAGTTCATCTATGTTAGGTGTTGTATTAATATTACCCATAACATGTGCATGTGATTCTTTATACATACAACCATGGCAAGGACTAATATCTCCGTTTAGGTCAACACTAACATATTTGATTCCAGCTGAACATAGCGGTCTACTCTGTTGGAACCAAGCAAAAACTTCTGGTTTTAGTTTATTGGTGTAAATGTATTTTGCAATTTTTGCCAATCCCTGTTTGAGCACTTCAAGTTTTGGATAAAATTCTTCTTCAGTTAATTGGCTGTAAAGGTCTGGAGTGGGGAAATATGAACCTGTAAGTTCATATACATCTAGGAATGCTTCATATATCAAGTGAAAGTTTTCAGCAGTTAAAACAGATTTCATTCTAACATTCAATCCATTTTCTCTAGCAGCCAAGAAATTAGCCTTTACTAGTTCAGAGCTTACGTTTCCTGATTTGTCTACTCTAGTTCTATCATTGACGGCCTTACCATCATAAGATATTTGGAACTGTAGTCTTTCACCTAATTCTTTTGTTAGAGCAACTAGTTCTTTCATATACTTTCTTAAATATACACCATTGGTATAAAAGAAGAAACTATAATTAGAATCATGTTTATATTTTTCTATGACGCCTTTACAAAATTCCCAATTAATAAAAGGTTCACCGCCCCAAAAATAAATTTCTCTTTTTGGGTCTGAGAGTTTACTCATAAACTCTTCAATGTTGTCTAGGGTTACGGAAGTGTTTTCTTCATATGCTGTTGATAGGCCGCATTCATAGCCTTCAGAACAGTAAGTACAAGCCAGATTGCACGTACTGGTTACGTTGATGTCAATTATCATATTTTTCCTTAGTATTTTTTAAACGCCCACCGCTGGGCTAATGTTATTTAGCTTCTATATTTTTGGTTTATTTCGAGTACGGATTTAAGCAATTCTACGTCAAATTCTTTAACTAATGCTTCTGTATCTTTAGGTAAGCAAGGTCCACCAAAACCACGCTCACCATCGGGGCCTGGGACTTGAAAGTGGTGTGTACCCATCCAAGGGTGATTTGCAAGTATGGATGTTACATGTGGCCACTTGACTCCTAACTGTTGGGCAACATCATACATCTGATTCATAAAGGTCACTTTGGTAGCATAAAAACTGTTCATGCAATACTTGGCCATTGCCGCAGTTTTGACATCAGTGAAGATTACTTTGTCCATATTGACAATGGACTGTGTTCTATAAATGTCGGCTAACTTGAAACCCTGTCTGTCATCATTGCAGCCAATTAAAACAAATGGAGGATCAGTGAAATCAGTATTGGCAGTTGCCCTAGATAAAAACTCAGGATTGTAAACTATATTATACGGTACCAAGTAATCTGGAAGTATGGTACTCTTGACAACCACTATCCCAATGTATCCTGTAGATTCTATTCTATCTAAAACACTGGTCAAGATGCTATAATTGGTATCATTGGTTGGGGTGGGCACACAAACAAAAATGGCGTCAGGTGCCTGTTTGCAAATATCTTCTACAGATATATCATTGTACTCTGGGTCTGAGCAGATGACTTGTGTTTTGGAGAATCCAAACTCCACAGCCTTCCCCACCATACCATAACCAATAATACCAATCATATTTTCCCTTTATTATAATAATAAACTCTTATTCAAACTCTGTCAATAGACTTTATTTAAACAAGTAAATAACTGACTATGATTAATAAAGAACCATTTGAAAAACTAATAGCGGATTTAAAAGACAGTGGCAAATATCGAGTTTTTAACGACATTGTACGTGAAAACGGCAAGTTTCCAAATGCCATTTGGTACGGTCCTTATAACATTAAAAACATCGTAAATTGGTGCTCAAACGATTACCTAGGCATGGGTCAGCACAAAGTTGTTATTGACGCAATGCACACTGCGTTGGATCAAACAGGGTCTGGTTCTGGAGGTACTCGAAACATTGGTGGGACTAGTCACTATCACGTAGCATTAGAACACGAGATTGCCACGTTACATAAAAAACAAAAAGCAGTTCTTTTTTCAAGCGCCTATGTAGCCAACGAATGGACTCTAATCGCACTTGCTAAAATTATTCCAAATATTGAATACATCAGCGACGAAAACAATCACAACAGTATGATTGTAGGTATTAGTCATAGTAAAGCCAAAAAAGTTATTTTCAAACACAACGATATGGATGACTTAGAGCAGAAGCTAAAAATTAGTTTTGCTCAGGGTAACGTGCCTTGTGTTGTTTTTGAAAGCGTCTATAGTATGGACGGTGATGTTGGTCACATAAAAGATATTTGTAAATTAGCTAAAAAATACAAAGCTATTACCTATATTGATGAAGTACACGCAGTAGGGCTATATGGACAACGTGGCGCAGGCAAAGTAGAAGAGCTTGGACTAGAGTCAGAGATAGACATTATAAATGGAACATTAGGTAAAGCATTTGGGGTGCAGGGAGGTTACATTGCCTGCGATAGTATTGTTGCTGACGCAATACGTAGTATAGCCGCAGGCTTTATTTTTACAACAAGTATGAGTCCAGTTACATGTGCGGGTGCTTTGGCTGCAATCAAATATTTAAAAGAGCACAATGAAATTAGAGACCGTCATCAAGAAAGAGCACAAAAATTGAAATTAGAATTAGTAAAAGCAGGACTTCCTCTTATGAGTTGTTCTACTACACACATTGTTCCTGTTCTAGTTGGGGAAGCTAAAAAGTGTAAAGCAATGAGTGATGCATTATTAAATGATCACAACATATATGTTCAGCCAATTAATTATCCTACTGTCAACGTTGGCACTGAGAGGTTGCGATTTGCTCCTACTCCGTTTCATGACGACGGGATGATTGAGGACTTGGTCAAAGCCCTCAAAACATTATTTTAAATATAGTTGTTGAACCAACCTATCTTCTTACCTTCAGCGATTCTGCGATCATGTTCCTCAACTGAACTAGGGTAACGCCAAGCCCAAATAGCTACAAGGGCCATAAAGATCGCAGTACTAATAACGCCAATTAGTTTTACTCCGCTTGTGTACATTAAGACCAAACTTAGACTCATCATGGCAAGCATGAAGTATTTCATTTTTTGTGGGAACACTCGCTTCTCTCCCCAGTTAGTTAGGAACGGTCCAAACAGTTTGTGATTATACAGCCAGGCGTGCATCTTAGGACTGCCTTTGGCAAAGCAGTAAGCAGAAAATACTACAAACGGACTGTAAGGTATACCAGGAGTAATGACTCCAATATAAGCCATACCTAGACTCAAAAATCCCAATAGTTTCCAAAATAATTTTTTCATAATCTTAGTTATTATTTAGGTAATCTTTTACCTTGCTCTTTTGATAAATTTCTGTTAAAATTATCAAGGTAAATACGTTTTTAAATGAGGTTTTAATGTCCGATTGTTTAATCCTAAATGCAGACTGCCAACCAGTTAGTCTACTCCCTGTGAGTACTATAACTTGGCAAGATGCTATTACCTATCTAGTTTTAGATAAGGCTGTTCCTTTGGAATGGCACGAAGACTGGGTAGTTCGTAGCTCAACCTGGGAAACTAAGGTTCCTGCCGTTATGGTATTAAGAGATTACCAAAAGAGTAAAAGTTATGTTCGTTACAGTAAGTTTAACGTATTCCTACGTGACGATTATACTTGTCAATACTGCGGAACTGAAGTTAATAAGAAAACAGCGACATTGGATCACGTTTTACCAATCTCTCACGGTGGTAAGAGCGTTTGGGAAAATGCCACCTGTGCCTGTTCAAGGTGCAATGCTAACAAAGGTAATGACAAACGAATTAAGCCAAAGCGTAAGCCTTACAAGCCTTCCTATTGGGAACTTGTAGAAAAGCGTAAGAAGTTGCCTTTCCATATATCACATCCAAGTTGGGAGATGTATTTGGTATGAAGATGAAGTTATTGAATAATAATCCAATATTTGAACGACATAAAAAACAAATATTAGATATCATTGACAGTAAGTCTGGAATGGTGGCAGCTAATGGCAAAGGCCTTTATCGGGAAATGCTATTAGCCGCTGAAGATTTGGATGGACTATTGGACCCTGCAAAAGGCGCAAGGCCTGATCCACACCTAGTTACTATCAAACGTGATGAGTTTCATAAAAGGTGTAGAGATATGGGTGTTTGGTTGGAAGAACACGCACCCAATTTAAAACTAACTTGGGATTAAAGTCTTCGGCTTACCCGGCCCTTTGTTAAATCATAAGGGCTCATTTCAACTTGGACTCGGTCGCCTAGCAACACTTGAATTTTGTGTTGGCGCATTTTACCAGAGGTATATGCGTTGATGACCATTTTGTTTTCTAGTGCAACTTTAAAGGTTGCATTTGGAAGTAGTTCAACTACTTCGCCTTCAAGGACAATGACGTCTTCTTTTGCCACGTTTAATTCTCTTTTCCTTTTAATCCATCCAGGACCAGTTGTTTTGCTCTTTTATCAAGCATCTCCCTTTCATTGGTCAAAAGAATTGGTGTCATAAGTTTAAGGTATTCCGTCAGTGCCTTTACTCCTTCATCAGTCCAATGACAGTAGTTGTGTCCAACACTACTGTAGTAAAAATATTTATTGTTATTCATTAGCTCATAGATACCTCCATATAAGGTATCTTTAATTGCTGTCTTATCCATCATAATTGGTGCCCTTTCAAAGTTTCTCGCCAACTTCGAAGCCGCGGAAACGAAGGAATCTAGGGAATCGAAGGCTCCAAGCTTCTCCATCTTGCGCCTTAGTAGCCGCATCTGCACGGACTTCAACAATCTGTCCCACAAGCGTGTCTTTGCTATCCCATAGCTCACGACGCAACTCATCACTATAACCACTACCCACGTTAACTCGGATAAATTTTCCATCATCTTCACCTTCACAAATCAATGCACCCAAATTGTTTTCGTTCTTGGTTCCAACAGAACCTTCTTCAACTGCGACCACAGTCAAAGATACTTCAATAAATGGCTTTAGTTTTAACCAAGCCACTGAACGTTTGCACTCGTAGCCTGCTTCTGGATCTTTGAGCATGATACCTTCGTAGCCTCCAGCAATAGCCTGTGCATTGATTTCTTTGTAACGAACTTGTCCAACCATAGTGTCCAAATCTACTTCCTCATAATCCAAACATTGGATATTAGGAGTAAAGTCGCCTGTAGATTCTTTCCATTTGTTTAATTGTGCAATGCGATATGTTTGTGGCATGTCCCATCCACCTTTTTGGAAATTCTTCAAAGGCAAGTAATCAAACAAATGTAGTACAGCGTCATTAGCCTGTACGTTGCTCTTACGATGTACTTGTTTCATAAGGTCTTGAAACGAGCTAGACATAACTTCACCGTCAAACACAGTTGCTTCTTTCAAATTGCCTGCGTACTTGGCAAACTGATCTGCAATATGTGGGAAGTTAACAAGCTCTTTGCCATTACGGCTGTACATATTAACAGTGCCGTTAGGGTAGACAATAGTGATAACACGCACACCATCCAGCTTAACTTCAATAAGCTTCTTGCTTGTTACTTTCTTTTCGTGTTTGGCGCTGTCGTGCGCCAGCTGACATTCAAACAATGGAATGACAAACTCTTTGTTTTTAAGTTTCTTCGCTACATTGTTAATTGTACTTTCGCCAAAGCCTGCTTTAAAGTCCTTGGTAAGTATCCGTTTGTACCAGCCGTTCCATTCATCTTGCTTGGCTGTTTTAAGGCAAAGTTCAATTGCGTCACGGGCGTCGTGACCAGTGAGTTCACGTTTGGCTAGTTTATCTGCTAGGTCTTTGAACACAGCCCATGGAAGACCCTGTCCATCTGGACCACCATGCGTGGGCACTTTCTTAACACCAAACGTAATAAAGGGACTTAGACAGAGCAAAGCACCTTCAAAAAATTCTTTATTATCTGCTTGCATCTGTTCTGCAATGATAGCCTCTTTGGCAAGACGGCTGTTATCTGCTTCTAGAGAGGCAATAATTTTGTGCATTTTGGATTCCCAAATAGTTTCAATACTGTAATTGTATTGGATTTACCTAGGAAAGTCAAGTGGGAGGTACATCAATTTGAAGAACTGTTGCTTCAATGTTCTCTGGATTTACCAATTTGGCTGGCTGTTGTAGTAATGTAGCAAATTTGAGTTGGTGACTGTTGACCAATTTGCCTTTGTCGTTGTGCCAATGTAAGAATAACCTACCTTTTGACTCTGGTATTAAGATTTTACCACTTTCAATTTGAATTTCTTCTTTTGGTTTAATTTTGATTGGCTTGTTAGAAAGTTCTTTGTACCACATGCAATTATTTAAACTATAATTGAATGATCATTGAAGAAATTGATTATTTGCCTTTACCATTGCGATCGCCACCAAGTGGGCCGCCGTATTTGACATGTTTGATTTTCTTACCGTAGACTTGTTTGCCTTTTAACACTTTCTTATCGTGTCTTGGACGTAGGCCACGGGCAACACATTGACTTTGATCACTGTTACCTAAATGTTTTGGACTTTTACAGACGTGAGTCGCAACAAAGCGTTCTTCTAAATCTTCGTTTGTAATTTCATGGAATCTCATTTTGCCTTAGCCTTTCCTGCTTTCATATTAGCCATCCAATGCGCCAACTGTCCTTTTCTTCCGCCTTGTTTAGCAACTTTACGCAATGTATTTACACTGGCTTTAGTAGGAACTCCATGACGTTTGCTGTCGCCTTTGTCTTGAGGATTTCGTCCGTCAGCAAAGTTTTCTGCTACATTAAACCTAGGATCAGTTTTTTGTCTTGGCATGCCTTTAGGTTGATTAGGATCAACAGGATCAATGTCAGTTGTTGTTAATCCTGTCTTTTTTAATGCGTTGATATATTTGTGCTCTTCTTCTTCGCTACCAAAACTAAACATAGTGCTAGGAGGACCTTGGCCAAAATCGTGTTTACCAAGACCTTCTAAATCAGATATGTGCATGCCTAACTTATACCAATCATAAACATCACTGACGTCTACTTTAACAGATCCTTGTGGCATAGTTGGTTTAGTTTCAGGTCCACGTGGTGTATCATTTGGATGATAATCTTCGTTACTGTCCCCAATATTTTCTTCTACACCGCCATCGCCACTGTAGCCTGAGTCATATCCATACCATCCATATGGTCCAGGACCATAAGCGGCGTACTTAGGTTTACGTTTCTTTTTACGTTCTTCTAATTCAACTTCTTCGTTTTTGTTTCTGCCCTGACAATGAGCACGTTGACTAAACCCTTTGGGATTAGAACAATTGATAGAACGTTTGTACTTGTCGCTCCATTCTTCATTTATAAATTCATACGCTCTCATTTAGTAACCTTTTCTAAGTCTGTCATATCTCATTTGATCTGTTGTACGTTTAGGATCAAACGATGTTTGAAAAGGATCTTCAATTGGTGCTCGCCAACTGTTGGGATCAGCTCGATCTAGGTTAGTTCCGCCACCGCCTCGAGGAAGTCTAGGCGCAGGTATTGTCTTGACTGCTGACGGTTGTGACGCAGTTGTTCCAATATTTTGACTTCTAAATTCGTTGGGTGTTAATTTACGACCAGCTTTTTCATCAGCACTTAACATATCACCAATGCCAAGAAAGTTTCCAGCCCGTTGTTTGGCATTTTGTTGTTGAGACCATTTTTTCAAAGCCTCTTTATCAACTGGTTCCGTTTCTAATGTACCGCCACTTAATATTTCTTTTCGTATCTGTTCAGGGCTTCGTTCAACTCCGCCTATTACTGGATGTTGTGGTTTTATTCCAGCGGCACGATTGGCATCAATTTGTTTAAAAATTGTTTCGTAATCCAAAGCTTCATTTATAAATTCATATGCTCTCATTCACAGTTCCAACGACGTAATGCTTTGTTGATTGGGCTGTCTGGATCTCGTTTAGTCTTAGCACTTGCATGAGCTTTCTTCATACCGCTCATACGGGCACAGAAACTCTTACGACGTTTAGCACTCTTGCTACCCTTCTTTAACTTATTAGGCTTTGTAGTAACCGCTGTCTTTAGTTTACTGCCTGGATTCTCACGACGATATGCCTTGACAGCTTTACTACTCATTCCATCTGTCTTATCACTCTTATTGACCTTTTGCCAATCTTCTTTTAAAAATAATAATTGACTTGAAGCTGTCTCATATAAGACATCATCATCTAATGATTCAAAGTAATTCCAAACTACATCTTCACTTGTGTTATTTTTGTCCGATAATCTTTGAACTAAACTTTCCATAGCTTCAAACATTTGTACAACTTCTGGGTCTTCTTCACGCTCTTCTTCTGACTTCATGTAATCCCAAACAGTTACTAACATTGATTTGGCCACTGCAATTTTTTCTTGGCACCACTCTGGAAGATTATCTCCTTCATGAATTAGGTCATCAATGCCTTGGACGGCACGTTCTAATGTACTTAAATTATTATCAGCCATTCCTGCTTCATCGTCATATTCAGGATTAAAATTTTCATTGGCGTTAGGTACACAATTAGGAACTGTTTTACCATTCTTCTTTTTTGTACCTACAGGGTGATAACCTTTCCAACAAGGATTATCTTTTTTGTCTTCTAAACCTTCAATTAAAAACTCTGTAATTTTCATTTGTTATCCTAATTAACCAATATTTAGTGAACGAACGATCTCGTACCAGTCTGTTCCGCCGTTAATGGTATAGAATTTGAAGAAGTCTTTCCTACCAATATTACTAGACATTGCACTTCCATTTGGTGCGTTTGCATTTATCCATCTAATGGAAGTGTTAGTAACACCAAATGTTGTTGGGGTACTAACTGCACAATGAAATACTACATTGACTTCAAAATAACCGTTATTAGGAACATTAGTAAATGCTATGTTATTAATTTGACTACTTCTATTAACTTCATGGAAAGCTCCTTGACTGCAATCAATAGAAACATCAGTTCCAACGATTTGTATTCTACCACCAACAGTTCCTGGATTAACTGCTAAATTAACTTTGTTAAACTTTGGACTTGCAGTTTGTCTAATATCCTGTGCAGTTGTTAAATGGAAAGTGCTTACGCCATCAGCAGTTGGTGTCCAAGTTAAACTTGGTCCAACATAAAAACTTAAATTAAGTTCGCCAGCAGGTAATCCAGCTCTTCCAAATAAAGTTTGACTAGTGGTGCCGTTAGATCCGCCATTATTATAAACTAAAGGTAGTTGAGCTGTACCCGCTGTTGGCGAAGCAATAGCATTAACTGTTAATAAAGGTCTTACATTCTTTGCACTTGCATATTTGTTTTCTGAACCTTCACGTAGACTGTCTGTGCTATTGTTATAACTGAACACACCAGTTGATTGATTATATGATATCAAATTACCTGGACTTGCACCATCATTAGTAGTTGGTAATGATAAACTTACGGTACTTCTAATTCTAGACTCAGTAGCAAACTTATTTGTAGTTCCGTCACTTAAACTATCTAAATTAAGATTGAAGGACCAAACACCTGTAGCTGATGTGTAACTAACAAAAGGTGTTCCTAATGTACCAATATTTGTTGTACTAACTGTAAATGAGTTTCTAGCTAAAGCACTTGAAAAATATTTGTTTGTTGTTCCTTCAGCTATAGCATCAGTTGTTGGTTTAGTAAATGTTAAAGCGCCTGTTACCCTGTCATAATTGAATACGTTTGTATCTGTAGAACTTACGGTCAATGCAAATCTAGCTCTAGCATCTGTATAATATAAATTACTTGTACCTTCTGTAATGGTGTTAGTATTGGCATTAAATGTAAATGTAGTAATACCAGTTGCTGGATTATATGTTGAAACCAATGCTTGGCTAGCAGCCACTGTACCCAACTGCGTTACTGATACAGCCAAGGCACTGTTGACTCTACTACCACTGAAGTAATAAGGGCCTGCGGCACCTTCTGGAACGTTTGAAGTATTGGCTGCTAGAGTAAACTGTCCAGTACCAGTGTTATAGGTTAAAAGACCGCTTTGACTTGTACTAGTTGCTAGTGTGATAGCAGAGCGAGCCAATGTCTCAGTAAAGAATCTATTAGTAACACCTTGACTTAAATTGTCACTGGTAGCATTAATTGTAATTTGTCCAGTACCTGCATTATAGCTGGCAAAGTTAGAGTTACCTGTTACGTTTACACTTATCGCATTACGAGCTAATGTGTTGGTATAAAACTTGTTAACAGGACCTTCTTGTATTTCATCTGTAGTTGGTTTATTAAAAGTAAAGACACCAGTATTAAAGTTATAACTCAATACGTCCGTGTCATCTGACACTAGACTTATTGCCGCACGAGCTCTAGAATTAGTAAACCATAAGTTACTTGGTGCAGGAGTACTACGTTCAAATATATCATCTGTGAATAGTGTGATGATACCTGTTTTAGTATTAACACTTTGTACTAGTGCAACTCCATCAACATATCGTTTATTGACTGCTATTAAATTATTGCTGGAAGCGTCAACTAGATAATTCAAAATTAAGGCACCACTCATTGTGCCGCCGCCAACAGATAACTTACCACTTAACGCAGTACTAACTGTTTGATAAAATAAAGTATCACCATTTATAGCATTTCCCAATGCTTGAATGGTTGTTAAACCTGCAACAGGATTACCTGTGACAGAGGTTCTAACTGCATCAACATAATTCTTGTTGGCTATTTGTGTTCCTAAACTCTGTGCAGTTAGATCAGGAACACGTGGTGTACCTGTGAGTATTGGGCTTACACTTGGTGCGGCTCCTGTGATATCGCCCACACCTAAAACAACTGCACCGGCATATCCGTTAACACTGGTAACAGCGCCACTTAGAGTAAAGCGACCTTGTACAGGATCATAGCCTAATCCAGAACCACTTGGAACATTGAATTGACTACGGACAAAGTCTCCTAAGAAATTTGAATCTAAACTAAAGGTAAATGTATCTGTTGGGTCTGAATATGCAGATAAAATTCCGTTGGTGCTAACTGCTTTAAATGTTAATACTGTTCCAATGCCAATGGTTGCATTGTATCCTGGATTTAATGTTATCAAGTTACCCTGTACCTGCTGTACAGTTACACGACCTTGTATACCAGTTCCTGTTACATACCATCCAGTTTGTATGTTTGTACTATCAGCAACACTAACCTGTGCGGCACTTGTTCCAACACCAGTGGTGTTTAAAATTAAAGTTCCACCAACAACAATGCTAAATCCTGCAGGTGTATAAACAGCAGGGCTAACTGTAAAGCTAGTTGCTCCCACAGTTTGTACTGTAACGTTCTGTGGGAAGCCAGTACCTGCAACTGTTTGACCACTGGTAATGCCGCTGGTACTAGTAACAAAAATAGTAGAAACACTAGTGCTGTTACCAGCGGCTGTGGTAGTGACTGTTGTGCTATTTGGGTTGCCTAATTGGAACATCGTTGCCACAGCATTTTGAGCACGATCATTGGTAAAATATAAATTAGTACCCTCTGCCAAGTTAGTAGTTGTCTTGGTAGCTAGGGCTGTGTCAAATCTAGTTGAGGTCCAATATACGTTAGTGGTACCCTCATCCAAATCATCTGTTGTATGGTTAGCAATACTGGTAACTGTACCATCAATGTCAGCAATGATACGTTGGTTAACTGGATCCCATGCGGCACCATCTGTAATGTCGCCTACGGCAGTACCAGTGCTTGGGTAGTAGGCCAAGTTGTTGACAATACCTGCTTGTACTGTACCCACACCAGCGGCACCACCTACGGCTGCTTCAATGACCAAGTTCTTGTTGTCCTCGTCATAGCCAATGGTAATGTTACTACCAGCGGCTATGTTGTAAAACTCTAAGGTACCATCTACTTTGCTACGATATATACCTAAGGATGTTGGGCCTGGAGGAGCTAGGTTAACTGCGTCAGTGATAGTACCTACTTGGGGTGCGCTGACTACAATCTCACCGTTCTCACCTGTGCTCAGTACAACACCAGCACCTGCTTTAATTTTATTGAATGTAAAGGTAGCATCGGCATAAGTTTTTAAAACACCCAACCCAGTTTGACCAACATCGTTAGTTGCATTTAAAGATACAGCCAACTGAACTGATTTATCCCCTGTATTTGGCGTAAGAGTAATTCCTACCCCACTTAAAAGATTAAAGGTATCGTTAACAGCATTGGTGACAATATTTGTAGTGTTGTTGACTCTAACGGTATTGAAAGCTTGTTTTAATACGGTATCTAAAGTTAACTCTAATCCACTACCTGCCTGAGTTATAGTCATGCCTGAGCCTGAACGCAGGCTCTTAAATTTATGTTGGAACGTAACTCCGTCAGTGCTAGAATAAACTCCAAATGCTCCTGCGGCATCACTGACGTTGGTGCCAGAGTAAATGGCACTGTTGATTCTAACACCAGTAGAGTCTGCTTCTAAAGTTACATTATTACCTGCACGTAGGGTTTTAATAACTAGATTACTACCGCTCTTAGGTGCCACCAATGACAAATCGCCGTTGGTAACACTGGCTGGAACTGCATTACTAATAAAATTGGTTAGGCCTATTTCTGTTGTTACCTCAACCCAAGTACCATTCATACTAAAGTAGGTTTTGTTATCTGCCTGACTATAGGCCATCATTCCTGGGTATGTGGTAGCTGATGGAAACTGTCCTTGATTAGTAAAACTGTTTCTAAAATATATCTTTTTGGTTGTGAGTATATCGGAGGTAACTTCTGAGTTCTTGGCTGCGTTCAACAACGGCCATCCGCCTAGTGTTGCACCATCATGCACACGTATGGTATCTATAGTTGTATCTACTGTGATTTCACCTTCGGCACCGGCAAACTGACTGTGGTCGATTGTGGTACCTCTACGAATTCTTACGCTTTTTGACATCGATTAATCCTCTAGGAGCCCTATTATGGTTCTAAGTATATTTACCCAAACTGACTACCACTTGCCCAATGGACATTTGCTGGGGAACCAAGCACATTTAGCTTTTATCATGCAACCGCACTGGTGGCATCGCCCTCGATAGTTTTCTTTGCACTTTTCACAGATTGCCAAACGTTTTTGTATATAAAACATAATATGTTTATTTAAAGTATTTTAGAAACTTAATCTATACAAATTAAAAGACTAGCTGTTAAATGATACAAATAAATATTTCCATGAGAGCTAGAGAATTTATATACGAAGCTAAAAAAAGTTTCAGGTAAAGAAACTGGTGGCCTAGGTGGTCCTGAAAACATGGATTACAGTGGAACTAGCAATCAAAACATTATCAAACTCTTTGGCGAGCCCAACAGTCGTCGTGGTACTAATAAGAGCAACCCCAACAACGTCAACTACATGCCCCCAGACAAACTTAACTGGCTCAAGAGTGACCCTGAACGCTTTACCCAATTCATTTATTCAGGTCAAAAAGCTCGCATAGTACCTGATGCCAAACAGGGTTACCGTATGGAGTTTGTTACCCCTGAACTAGCTCAACAGGCACAGGATGCTTGGAACTATAGGGGTAGAGGACATGTACAGATCACTGGACGAGACCAATATGCCAAGATCAGCCAAGAATTATTTGGGGATGATAGATTACTAAAAAATCCTGACCTATTAAACGAGCCTGCCACAGGTCTTAGAGCATCAGCAGCCTATGCTCGACTATATGGTAAAGCTGACCAAGACACTAGTCAAAACACCAAACAGAGTTTGAATAGAGCTTTGACAGCAGTGGGTGGCAGCGACAAATATGCCGAGGGTGGTCGTATGTACCAGAAACAGGTCAGTAGGTTAAATCAGTTTGCACAACAGTTGAATAATCCTCAGACACGAGAAAAACATGATCAACACTATGCCAGCATCGACCTTAGTAAAAAGCCACAGGCAGCAGACACTGGTGTACAGTCAGCGGCTCAAGAACCACCTGGCATGTTAGACCGTGTGGTACAGGGAGTCAAAGGCATAGGCTCCAGCATAGGAAATATGTTTGGTCCTAGCACAAATAAATAATCTATACGATTTATTTTGGATAATATCATGACTTCTAATCTAATACGCAAATATATAGA